GCCCTTGAATATCTACTTCTGAGGTAGTTCTAGGGGTGACGGAGTTTACTCTTAGATTCGACATTTAAACAATGCTCCACGATGATCCTGCAGGGACGGTGACTGTAACTCCGGGATTAATGAAAATGGGACCAGCACTAGAGGCGTTCTTGGCAGCAGGAATGGAGTAGTTAGACCAGACAGTCTGCTCGTTCTCAAAAAAGATCCTATCTGAACCCCCGCCGGTTGGTACTTTGGCTGGTGCAGCTCTATAGATTTCATAAGTATCTGTACTTACAGGTAATGTAGGGACTGCTACTGACCATGATACGTTATTAGCAGAAATGCTTAGGAATCTGCATAGACCTAGGTTAGGCCCGCTAACAAACTGTAGAATATAAGAAGTAGAGTTGGTGTCTATCAGGAACGACCCGGACCCAGTTAAGGGTAGGGACGTAGTAGTACAAGTTCCAGAACCTACGGTACTAACTCTAGCTGTATCTGGGTAATTAAGGAATCTCCATTTAGTTCCAGTTACCACTGCAAAAATAGGAATACCGCTAGGATCAGTAACACTACATATAGCAGAATTACCATCTACAGAGGTAGGAGTAGGTAGATCACTTACAGACGTGTAATCCGCCAAGCGGTCTGTAAGTCTAGCAAACTTCCGGATACTGCCTGCGGTTAGTCTATTCTCTACTTTAGTAGTGGAGATAAAACTACTGGCAACAGTCCCTTCTTGACCCCTAACACACCCAGTAAAGGAGGTAGAAGTCTTACCTGTAACTTTAATAATTTCAACATTAACCCCATCATCTGCCGTGATAAAAAAGTAATCGGTACCTGCTGAAATAGTAGGGAACCCGGCAGTAGTAGTTACGGATAAAGTAGTATCCGAGTTTGAGATAGGGGAGGTCAGCAACGCCCTAGCGTTGTTTGAATATAGAGTGTTGTTATTCGTAGTCATGAATTACAGAAGAATAGTTTGAGTACTAGATTTAGCCGATAAGTACGCAGCCTTGAAGTTTTGCACGTCTTTAATTAACTTAGCTTTGATAGATCTAGGATCTCTGTCTAACGGGATGTGGATAACGGCTTGAGTATACTTGATGAACTTATTACCAAATACAGGTATGTCTGTACCAACATATGTCTGAACCCGGGAGAAATCCTCTAGAGTACAAATTGATTGATATTGACCTAATCCTGAGCCCGCATTTTCATAGAGGAAGATGTCCGTAGGAATATCGCCTGTGGAAGTGATCGAAGCTGTTAGAAGGTACTCCCCGCTTACGATATCTATGTTTATAGTTAAGCTGGACATATTAGATTTTTATTACCCACTCCAGGTTTAATGAAAAAGAAGACTTCTTTAAAACCGTAGGGAATACTTTAATATTAAACATACGGCCTGTAGCAGTAAAGAATCCAGCTTCATTAAGTTTTAAACCGTTACCTACTGAGTTATCAATATTAGCCATCAAAGTTATAGTAGGAATATCTGGATTATCACCAGTCTTAACAATTGGGCTAGAAAATACGGGATTATAAAGGTCAGTCCTATCTATAGTAGGGATCTTTAAAAAAAGACCTTCAGCGTCACTTGCCCCGCCCGTACCTATCTTGGCGTAAGATAACGGATCACCGGCCCCTGATGAATAGTACAGCTGATTAATAAGCGCGTACTTTCCAGACTTTACTATCAAATTTTGATCTTGGAAAACTGTGGAGGTAGAACCGTCGTCAAATACTTTGACTATACGAAGAAATCCGCTAGGGTTGATCCCACCTTCCTGAAACTGAATTGCACTCATTTTTTTAGTTTATGAAATTTTGGTCTATTGGGGTACTGTTTATGTTCAGCATAACAGACTGTATTTGAGTAACGTCGAAAGACAGTTCAACGACAGTCGCCAACTCATCTCCGCCCATGTCTAACTTCCAAACGTAAACTGGTTGTGCATGCAGAGGCTTTGCATTATACAGGATGTCAGATAGATAGTTAAAGTACTTATTACCTTGAAATGAGCCGATGTTTATCCGTACAAGGAAAGTGTTTGCATACAAGTACTTTGACATTAGCATATCAAAGTTACTACCGGGTTTTGCAAATCGATCTATTTGATTACCTGGAAATCCTCTGATTATAGACTCTGGTATGCTAACATTTAACCACCAACTTCCGTCTGATACGTGATCTTTAAGCTCAACCCACTTAGCTAAAGAGGTGCCGACCGTTACTATATCATCTATAGATACGTTCGGGTTAATTCCCACCGGTAAAATGTACTGATCCGTATCGGTAATTATGATGTATTGGTTTGTAAGTACGTTAAATCTAATATCTAGCACAACTCCGGAGTCCCTGACTAAAGGTATTCCCAGTACTAGATTTAGACCTTTTTCTAGTACGCTTAGAGTAGGGCCGTTCAGGTATAAATAATAAAGGCCGTATACGAAGTTAGAAAACTGGTCACTGGAGACTTCTGGTAAGACCCCTAGAATTTTCCCGTAAGACTTATACATCAGAGAGTCATCTAGGACTACATCCGTAGCCCATAGGGCGTACTCATCTTCGTTGTTTGTAGTAGGTCTCTTACTAAATTTGTATTCAGATAGGGGTCTGGCGAACCTTATAAAACAAGAGTCAGAATCATTTTGAGTAATGCGAAAGTCTACTCCTTCCTCTAAAGTTTCGGTCGGGAGAAAGGGTCGGTTACTTAAGAACTTAGCAAAGACTAGGGGCTGATTAATCTTATACAGAGTAGAAGATCCGACCTTGTCAGATTCTTGCACTAATAGAAGCTTAATAGTAGACCCCGTGTTAGTCTGAATCCCCGCAAGAGATAGGGAAGAACTTACCTGTAAGAACTTGCTATATATTTCCGATGCCTGCAGCGAATTAGATTCTAAAAGAACGTTTACCGTTTCAGTATCTTCGAACACGTAGGAGAAGAAGTCTGCAAGCCCATACAGATAATTCATGTTACGGGACCCTGCCCCAACATCAACCCCGTCTTCAGTAAAGGTTGAAATAGGTACCATTATACAGACCCAGGAGGAGTACTAAGTGCGGTCGTTACAGAACCTAGAATATAAATAGAAGTAGTATTTTCAGGTATTAGTACATCTAGGATTGTAGCCTGTTTAGCAGGAAATAGATCCTTAGTGTAGTAGTTATACACTACATCTATTGGCGTTTTTAACCCTGCAATGTTACCCGACGTAGTGAGAACTGAAACCAAATCGGATAGAATCAAGTCTTGACCTGGGGCTAGGCTCTTTAAGAACCCTTCAATAAGGGTGGCCGCATGGCCGCTAGTGGGTAAGATTTCCCCGTAAATTATCAAGTTTATATCGAGTACATAGATATCAAAGCCTCTGGCTAGATAATCAGCACATAAGACCCTATTATCAGAAAGCTCTAAGTAAGACTGAACTGATGGTAAATAGTCGAAAGTTCCTAGCTGCATGGTGCATGTTTGACCGGCATAGCTACTACCAAAATTAATGTCCATGACCTGTCTAGTAGAGAACCCAGTATCTAAGTAGGGGTTAGTATATGTAATACTAGGAGCTAGATTAGACCCTACTGTTAGCGGAGTTGCTGATAAATTATGCCCGACTCTGAAGTTATCGGGATCAATTACAGAACTTACCGACAGATAGAGATTCGAAGACGCTTGAGGCCAACCGTGAATCTTCACCATACGACCTACGACCATCATATGGTTAACCATTTTTACCGCAATAGTACCATCTAGTGGTTGGGTGAATACTGGGCTGAAATCTACGGTATGACCGGGATACGTCGTAGTAAAACTAATTCCCGCCCCTAAGGTATCTGCATCTCCAAAGGGTACTGTGCTACGAGAAACTTGAAATACTGGCCCGTTAATTCTAACTGAGCCGTTAGAATCTAGCGTGTATTTAGCTAAACTTTGGGTTACCGTCTCTGAGCAGTAAATATCTACTGCCCCGCCCTGATGTAAATATAGATTTTCAATAGCAGGGGTTACCGTAGGTGCTAGAAAGGTACGATTAGGAGTGCTAACTGGTACTGTAACTTTGAAATTGCCGGCGTCAATTATGGTATTAACTCTTGCCCGCCTGTACACTACTTTATCGCTAGCTAAACCAGCTTCTACTACGTCTACGAGTTGGTTTAGTTTCAAGCTGTGATTAGCGAGCGCAATAAGCATGCTAGTGCCGGAGTCAACAATAGACATAGAAGTCCCCGTCGCAGGGTCTCCATAGCTGCCGTTAACATTGATTTGGTCTCGGAACATTTCAGGCTCTCCCGCACCGATAGGGAGAATCCGGTTTAGGTAGTTGAGATCGACTCTAAGTTTGCTGTCGGTACTAGGTTTATTAATTAGGTTGCGAGTACTGATAGAAGATTTTGCTCTACTAATAAACTCTAAGTTAGTTTCCGGCTCATTACTGGCTTGCGAGAGATAGTTTATTTCCCCGTGTAAAAAGTAAGGATCGAAGTTGCTAAAGTAGAGTAAACTCCCGCTGCTGATATTATAAGCCGAGCCTTTTTCTCCTGCAATTAGATCTACGTCTATGAACCACTCGTTCTGAAAAGAATCGAACTGTAGAGCGTTGGCTGGATACGTAGTGGCGGTTACTGGAAAAAACAAGAGATCAGAATTCGTAGAGAAGCTAATGTTAGTAGTTAATGACACAGATTTCTGACGCGCAAAGTAAAGTCTGGCGTTAATTACCGAGAATGATCCTGTGTTACGAGTCAGAAATAAATTGCTGAGCAGGTCATCCACTAACTCTTGTGGGGAAGTATCGCTTACTTTAGCGAGGGTGTTCTGAGAGAAATAGTAGTCAAAACCAGTCTTACACAAAGCCAGTAGAAAAGCCGAGGGTCGGATCACTAAATCTCTAATACCAGTACCTTCCCGGAGATCTAAATCTGGATACTTAGCCTCTAAGATTTGCTTAGCAAACAACTCCGCTTCCAGTATGTCTTGCTGGCTTGGTTGAATCCCGGAGATTACTGAATATAGATCTGACATAGACAGATTATAGCACGATTAGTCTTATTAGCCCGCTAGTTGGTTGCGCATCAAGGCTCCACCCGGAAGAATAGAAGATCATCTAGCCCTATAGAACCTACATCACTTTCCATTATTATATAATCTAAATACTCATAGCCATATGCAGCCAAGTTTGGTACGTAGTTTTGAATCCAAACTACGCTACCACCTGTCCCACTAGTGAAGGGGTAATCTATGCGAGTATGGCCTAACCTAGTTACGTAGGTGAATCTGACCGAGTTGGCGCCACCGCCTATAGTTGAAGGCTGAGTTAAGCTCGTTTTAAACCTGTTTACTAGAATACTGGGATCAATAGATATTTTGAAGCTAGAGCCCCTCATATATCCTGTAGTAGTATTCGCTCCGTCAGGGGAGGGTGTCGCCGCCCCTGGAGTTGTATTATCGCAAATCCTGGGCGTACCCTGAATGCCAGTAACAGTATTAGTGAAAGTAGAAAATGTAAATCCTAAGTTCTTATAGTTAACCCCATCGAGAGATAAAGCCGCTCCTCCTGTAGAGTCGTTGTTGAAATCGATCAAGTACGACTCTAATGCAACACTGATTAAGGTGAACGAATTTATGCTAGCAATTTGATTTGCACTGTCGATTACTGTTACTACTAATCCCGGATATGAGCCCGCCGCAGGCATAGTCCCAGAAACGAATCCAGAGGTAGGGTTTATAGATAAACCTACGGAAGTCATGGCAGAATTTACGCTATAAGTATAAGGAGGGGTTCCACCCGCCCCCGTAGCTGAAAAACCAGCGTAAGAAGAGCCGGCATACCCGGTAGTAACTGGTGTAGCTGAAATAGTTAAAGTAGGAGGCGGGGCTGGCGGAATGGGAGCAGGGCTAGGAGCCGGTACAAGAGCCTGAGGAGCTGCCTCTATAATTTCCTGATCCCCCAAACCAAACTCTGGGAATGGGACTGAGATGGAAGCGTTTTCTCCCGCCAAAGTTACCAAATTAATGACGACGAACCAACCCTCTTCCACTCTATCCATACCTACAACATCGGTAGTGTCTAGCGTAGACTCTAGATCAATAGTATCAACATTCAGCATACTCCGTACTTGATCGGACGCATCTTTAACAGCAGAAACTACGTCGGAGATAAAAGTTTGATTATCTTCTAACAAGTTAGCACCTATCATAATACTAGGCATTAAGGTGCCTTTGTTAGGATAGAAGGGGTCACTACCTTTAGAGGATAACAAGACTCTAAGAAAGTGCTGAGCAACTTTTTGTATTCCTGTTATTTTCATTGGCACATCGTACAACCCAAACGAAATTTGACCCTCAGGGAACGTACCTTTAACAGTCATCTTGACCATTAGTAAGTCGTGCGAGCCTCCTGCATTTAAATTAGCCGCAGTCCCCACTCTATTAGATAAATAGGTCATCGATCTCCTCCTGTCGGATTACCTGAATCAACTCCTACTAAGAACGATCCTGAGTTCGAATAAAAAGTAGTTTCTTCACTAAGCTCTGCTGCATGACCTATGTATAACTGAGACTTAGTCATCTTAGACATAGATATTTCCCTAGACAGTGCGGCTGAAGTGAAGATGGCCTCCTGATTAGCCCCTGATTGAAAGCTACCATTATTAACAGAATTGCCGACGACTTTTGTAAGCAGTGCGTCGTATCCCAGATTAAACAAAGTAGAAACCTCAGGCGGAACCCCACCTGACAATAGATATTCTTGACTAGAATTAAAGAACTCCGACAAGGTATCAAATATATTTGAAATCTCAGCAATAGTACTCATTACATCCCTAGCTCAATTTTTAGCTGGGCTACTTTATCTCTAAGCTTTCTCATTAGATAGTTCAGGCGGTTGGTATCAACTCCTATTTTTTCCGCTAACTGGACTGATGACATTTTACCACGGTTATTTAAAATGAAAGTCTCCTGCTCGTTCAGATGGGAAAGAAGGGATTTTAGTAACAAGTTATTGTCTGAAAACTCGGAAACTTGAGTTGGATTTTCATTGGCACTCTCAATATGGTCGGAGTAGATTCTAGACTTGAATTTATCTACCCTAGATTTAGACCAGCCCAGTCGGTCAGCGATATGTTGGGAAGTCGGTTCCTCATTCATCTCGTCTGTTAAAGACTGAACTGCCCGATTGTAGTGATGAAAATCTAATTGCATATGTTCGGGTAATCTAGCGAAGTTCTGATACTTGTAATTAACTCGTTTAGTTCTACGAATGTAGTTAGTCACATGCGTACTCAGAGCAAATCCCTTGTTAGGATCAAAAGTCTTTACTGCTTTAATGGCCCAAATTTTTGCTTCACCCATTAAAGCTACAGTTGGGACTGACCCTGCCACCGAGGATACTTCCTTCGTTAAGATAGGGGCCAGGTGATTAATTAGTTTAGACATGTCTTTCTTAGACTTTGTTTGAGCCCAGTTGTTATACAAGGCTATATCCTTTGATTTATAGTCAATTTTTTCAGGGACAATAGGCTCATCAATACCATCATCCATAACTCCGTTATCTAAGACGTTTTCCATTACACTGCAAACACCGGGTAATTACTGCTAATAGAGTTCACATATGCGATCATAAATGCTTGTAGTTTAGAACTAAACCTTTGATTAACAAAGCATTCAGGGGCAGAGCTGGTCCCGCTCAGTGACCCTGTCATATTAGTAGGGATTTGTTGAATAGCAGGTAAGCCTACGTAGGCCGATTGAATTAGTGGAGTAGTCATAGTAGGTTTTTCTGTTTGGCGTTAGCGATATAATCAGCAGTGCCCATGTAATCCAGGAATAGACTAGCGCCAGGCTCGAGAAGCAAGTTGTTAGCTAGAATAGGATTGACGTAGTTCAAGAACGAGTTATTGTACATATCTCTAGTTATATCTATAAACTTATAATCGAACTTTGAGGCAATACTTTCCCTAGACTCGATCGGGCGACTTACTAATCTTAGATTACCAACGGCAGAATAGTAGTCATCTTTTTGCCTAGCGTCGTGAGTTTTAGTGTGGAGATTTGGTTGGGATGAGGACGCAGAAATAACTCTAGGTACTAGCACCCCAGCTCTGCGATCTAGGGGGTACGCTCGGCCTGTAGTGAAGTGAATCAAATCATCCGGACTAGCCGCACCGACCCCTAGGACTTGTCGGTAAAAAGAGTCTGCAGTAGCCTTAGCAATAGGGTTTTGAATTAAAGTAGATACTGGAGATTTAATAGGGGTTGTATCTCCCTGCGCACTACTTTGAAAAGCTGCTAGGTCAATATCAGCATTTATCATATTCAACGCCGTCTGCAAAAAAGGAGCTACGGGAGGGGTGTAGTAGTTAGACAACTCAGCGTATGTGGTGACCGCAACCATGCTTACCATCGTAGAAATAGACCTGGCAGTAATAGAGTGGCTAACTGAAGTACAGTACCCGTGGAAGCTGGGGTGATTAGGGCTCTCATCAATAACATCCATAGGATAACCAGGAATGATATAAGGATTGAACAAGGCCTCTACAGTACCGCTTCTAGAGGTGGCGACCTTTTCCGAAAACTCATAATCCACTGTAGAAAAGAGAATTCTTTGATAGGGCTTGATTGGATTCAGGGGGTCGTTTTGATTCAGGTTGTTTTTAGTAGGGTCATAGAGAATCTTGAACTGGTCGTCATTCTCCGTGATCTTCATTGAATAGCGATTCCTCCATTCAGCAGTCAAAACCATCATGTTCTTATAATTGGTTGTACCTAAGGTAGGGACCTCTTCGGCATTACCTTCCGTACCTTGGGACTCTTTATCAGAGTTCAACAGAACTAGCCACCAAGGTAGATTAACTCTTGTAGGCCTAATACCGTTACCTAGTTCATATTTACCGGGAATATGAAAGGAGTATCCTAGGGTGGAGTTGAGATTCAAATCTGTTACGTTAGCCGCCCCGTTAAGCAAAACGTTATGGGCTAAAGCCTCTCTAACAGAGTGAGGGGCTAAGAAGGTACTTTGCAGGTTTGAGCCACCAGAGCTACTGGGCGTAGAGTCGTGTAGGGCTACTACTCGAGTAGGAGTCATGGACTCTGATTGATTCACGACTATAGAAGAGTACATCCTAGGGAGTAATACGTTACAAGTAGGAGCGTAGTAGAAAGGTATCTGAGGTTTAAGAATAGTCTCAATAGTTGTTTTCTCTACTCCTTGTACGTTCAGGGACTCAATATACTTATCATTATCTACTGATATTTCTGCGGGACTTGCTAGAGTGTTAATGTCGTATTTACAATAAGACATCATGTTGCCAATCAGCTCTCCGAACGAGGTCATCTCCCCGGAAAATCCCACCATGGAAGCTAGGTTTTTCACCGCCAACTCTCTTTGAATAGCAGAGATCATAGGGCTACGAAAGCAGGGAGGAATGATTACCTTTACGTGAGGCTGGCCTGCTTGATGGCAATAATCTTCCTTACTGCCTTGTAGAGACGCTTCTAGTAGGGGGTGGCCTGACATACGTTTGAAGTAAGATATACCTTCTTCGAACAACGGAATGTACATAGTAGATAAACCAAGATTAACCTTGGGATTTACGTACGCCTCTTTCTTAATTTGATTCCACAGACTTAGAACGGTTCCTGGCATTCCTTCTAGACGAACTAGGTTCTTAGCCAAAGAAGGGTCAATCTTATCTACCGGCGCATCCTTAATCTTGACGTTGCCCGGACCTAGAATTTCCGCGCCTACGGCAACTCCCGAAATGCCTGCCATAGCAGTTACCACCATACTCGGGGAATTCAGAGCCGCAGTCTTTATTGCCTGATTAGGGTTGTCGTTAGTAGATATATTTGAGTTACCCCACCCCGAGTAATCCAAGGTTAACTGATTTAAAACAGAGTTCTTGTGCTCGCAATGAAAGCTAATACTAGTACTCCCAGAGTTCCTACTTCTAGAGTAAGTATTAGACTTAATGTGACCCCAAAATAGCAGCCGGAACCCGCCGTAGTTATCATCGCGGTAAAATATATGAACTTTAGGCTCATACCCTCTGACAATATCTAAGAGGCCACTTTCCGGAGGAATCGAAATATCTGCACTAGGCAAGCTGTTGTAGGTCTGGTTAACAGAAATTGCCTCGAAAGGGACTTGGACCCCTTCTATGTACAACTTAACATCAGGAGCTATGACGTCTGTGTTGTTTAAACCTGCGGGAATAGCTGGCTGCTTAGTCACTCCGTAGAAAGTGCCCGCAGACTTGAATAAGGAAAACGTTGCCATTTATAGACTTTAGCTTAGAAATATAGATCCTAATATTAACACAAGTACCGCTTTTTCTAAAGGGTCAGAAACGTCTTTCGCATATTGAACAAAGTCCTCCCCTGCAAAATCTGAAGACAGCAGAGCATTCTCGATATCACTAATATCTGAAACGTTTACTAAAGATCTCAGCAGACTAACTTTGATTGGCAGGGCGATCTCTACTAAAGGCTTAATTCCTAGTAGAGAACCTGAATAAGTCTTAGATAACCAATAGTAATAACAAACGTTAGAGACTACGTAAAACTTTAATAAGTAAGAATCGGCGTTAGTAATAGCAGTATTAAAGGTTAATGTCGACCCTGAAATTGAGTAGGCCGACTCTGCCACGAGAGTACCTGATTTGTACACGTACACTTTATCGTATTGGTTCGTAGCGTAGGGAAGTGATATTACAGTAGCCCCTATGTCTAAGTCTTGAGAGTTACTAGAGATTAATAATTCCGGGGTAATTTGAACAGTGCTATCTACTATTACTGACGTTAGTCTAGGTCGTGATGATAGCAGGCAAGTCTTACAAACTCCACCATTAGCAATGCAAGAGGATAGACTTCGGGTTCTAACTTTGTAAATACCTAGACTAGACAACGTAACTAGTCGACTAAAAGTAATGACCGATCCTGTGTCAACTTCGGTGGACCCTATTAGATCTTGATGAAGATCTGCCTCTACCCCAAGCACGGTTCCGCAATCATCTTCAACCACCTTTACTCGGGGATTAAACAGGGTATAGATAGCATTGTACACTAAGCTGTTACTAGGTTGTACAGAGTCCAGGGCAGACTCAAACAGAAGTGTGTTGGTATAGTTACGCATTACTAATTAAAGAGAATTAGAGGTAGACGACGAATATTTACTTACCCCTTTAAGTAGAGACACCTTAGACTTTGGTGCTGCACCTGAACTGGAGAGCGTAGGTCTGATGAACGTAAGTTTCGGACTTGATTGTAAGAAAGGGGCTGAGGTTAGGACTAGGGAATTTGAGAACATATTTTCTACCGCATGGGCCGCAGACTTAGGAGCAGAGGCGATGACCCCAGAAGCCTTCTTAAGGGTCTTTAACGCCTCTTTATAGTCAGAGGAGACCCCTTGTAGCTGACCGGCAATATTACGCCCAAAGCCCCGTATAGAGCTGTTTACGAGGTTCACTAAGGCAATTGCCTTACGACTGATATTCGTTATATCTCGAAGTATATTTCTGACAGGGTTGATCAACCCGTTAACAATTGAGTTTGCCGCATTGAAGGTGTTGCTTACGAGCTTTGTTAGGCTCGAGAGAACCCCGTAGATGGGCGAGAATAGATTGGTCCGAATACCGTTCAGGGACGAAGTTACTGTCTGATACATAGCTGAGTTCTGAACGCTAGCAAGATAAGATAGGGTTGATTTATTCCAGCCCTCTACTGTGTTTTGTAACCCCGATACCGTGCCGTATGTGCTGGTAACCAAGCCGCCAAATACTCCCCCTATGCCCGAGCCCAGCTGAGATAAGGCAGAGCCCCGCTGAGTTAGAGATGCTAAGGGGTCTTGTATTACGGAAGTAAGAGACGCTAGTTTCCCTTTCAAACTGTTTATATTGGCCTGGGAGACTAGAGTAGCAGCCTTGCTAAAATCCACGCTAGCTAAACGATTACTCGTAACCATATCCAAGTTAGTAGCAGGGATAGGCTCTACGATTTTAGCAATGAATTGAAACGTAAAAGGAATATCTACGTCTCTGCTGGCGTCTTGATTCCAGGAGAATCCGGAAATAGTACCTGTGATCGCCATATTAGGTAGTACTATCTTCAACAGCTCATAGTTCTTCGCTGTTTGACTACCTCGTAAGAAATCATCATACATTTTCAACCAAGTTACGAACCAGTTATTATCAGCACTATCGATCAGTAAACCTGAGATGTTGAAGATCAAGGGTTGGCGCCCAAAGTAATATACAACTTCATTATCTCCGAATACCTCTGAGATTTGAACCTTCTCTGACATAGAACAAGATACTCCCGTAAGCAGGAACTTGTCGTAGCCTCGGCTGCTAGCCCCTGACGGATCAGACATACGAGAAACCTCGTTACTACTACCCAACAGGTCGGCTCTATAAGTAACGTCCCTGGTGGCGTCCCCTTTGACGTAGCTTCTATACTGGTCTTGGCTAGTCAGTAGCTTAATGTAAGACCACTGACCCCTATCTCCGTCATTGTTGGACCCACCATACTCGTTCAACGCAGTAGTACCGTACCGAGCACGATTACTAAATAGTCGCTCAGTCTGTTTAATTTTGCCGTCTTCTTGTAGAACGTTAGTAACACGCTTACCCTGCCGAGCCAGAGTATTAGTAATTTCCTGCGCTTTGAGCACATTGTCAGGCGTGTTATTACCAATCAATCCTGTGATTGCATTATCAAGTGTGAATACGTTAGACATTACCGGTTACTTTGAAATTAACAAGTTTTATTACTGCGTTTGCTACTAAGGACTGCTGTTGACCTTTGATCCCCCCGAATTGCATAGGTAGGTATTCAAGACCTTCTGAAGAAGATCTTAGACTATCAGTGATAGATTTAACTCGCTCTACATATAGATTAAAAGGGGTTAGCGGAGTTAGTACCGGACGGACAAAGTCCTTAGTTGGTTGGTTTATTATTGCCATGATTATTCTTTCTTATTACTACCGCCTAAAGTTATTAATGAAAAACCCGGCCTACTAGCGACGGAATCTGCAAAAAGCTTAGTAGCGGATAGGAAGGTATTGCTTGCTCTGTCGATGTTATTAGAAGCGGTTAAGAACCCTGAGTAATCAACGCCCCCTCTAGCAGCCATAGCCGCCTGAGAATTAGCACCTGCAGCAGATCTTAAGGTAGCCAAAATCCCCTGCTGCTCCTCTGCGGTGCCTAGTAAGTTTAGGCCGTTTCCTTTGATTCTACCGCCGGACCTACGACCTATCTCCCCCTGCATAATCCTGGTTATTTTACCCCTATCCCCACTAGCATCCCGGATAGCTCTTTGGATGATAGGGTCGTCACTAAATCTAGAAGGGTCTTGAGAGGCCTGCTCTGGAGTCATCATGCTAGCCGCAACAAACCCAGATTTACCGTAACCACCTTTCAAGCCGGCATCAACTATAGATCTAAGTTTACTCACCCTATTACCGGTACCTAAAGCCCCGCTTAACTCAGAATACTTGGCGTTTTTCAAGGTATCTTCTAAGTTTAGCCCTAGCTTACCGCCGGCCCCAAAAATATCCTCGGCTTGACCTAGAATTCTAAGATTATCGAAAAGGGAGTTCTTAATACCTGTGATGGAATCTAAGTTGGCCCTATCATCGTCTGTGCCTGAAGTACGGTTGAATATATTACCTTTAGCCGCAGCAGCAGTATCATCAAATAGCTTAGAGGAAGAATCCAAACTATCATTCATCTTATCAAAATCAGACCCAGGCTGAGATTGAATAAAGTCGGCAAACAACTTTTTAGCGTTAGGGCTGTCAAATCCTTCTATTAGCAGTTTTCTTGCCACATCTGCTCCAGGGCCACCGCCCGCTGCTGCACTATTAAGCCTATCTAGGACTTTATACTTATCCGACAGGCTTTGACTAGCTTTACGAACCCCGTTTCGATCCTTGTAGTTTTTATAGTTGTATTTATCATCTGAAGAAGCTCCCTTCAGGATATTATCCATGTTTAATCCAACCGCGCCGGCGTCTCTATTAGAGATACTGTCGCCCATGTTCCACCAGTCACTCACCTGTTCTACGGCATCACTGATACTACCAACCAAGCCGTTACCTTTGTAACCAAAGGTGTCGGCGAACGCAAGGTTAATACTTTTACCGAACTTGCTAAGGGGTCGAAATATGTTTCTGTTAGCAAAACTATTAGATAATCCTTGTTGATTTATAGTCTGTCGCATTTGTTCATTCTCCTGCGCAGCAAAGGCTTTTACTTGTTGGTCGTAAACCTCCCCGTTAGTCTGCGAGGCTCTCAGTGAGACGTAAGATTGAGTCTGCTCAGGTGTTAGTCCCATACCTATCAGAGAAGCTGATAACTCATTTACCGAGAATTTACCGTTAGCCCCTGGTCTTCTACCGATAGTTTGTAGGTTACCAATAGCTCTACGTTCCAGCCCCATGTGACCTTCCTCCTCCGCCATTCGACTAGCCATATGACCTCCGTACAGCCCCATGGCACCTTGCATAGCAAAGGGGTCTTTTGAAGCCAGGTTACCGAAAGCTGAAACAGTACCGACTACGCCGGAATCACCGCCCCCACCAAGGTACCTATTAGCCTGCATCATTCTGCTGAACGGGGACTGCAGCCCGCTCATTTGAGCAGCCATGGCTGATTGAGTAGCCCCCTCTACCCCACCCATTCGTGCAAACTGAGCAGTAGACATAATCCCCGCTCTTTGTGCAGAGGCAAAGCCGGAGAACGCAGTAGCAGCGGAGATTTGACCTAGATAAGGAGTGATACCGTTCATCTGGAACATATACTGCCCTTGACTACCGACGGTGTTCATAACCCGTTGAACCGAAGCCCCAGCAGCGCTAGCCTGCATGCCAATAGCAGAGTACGCCCCTGCCGCCTGAGACATCGCACCACCGGCAATACTGGCACCGCCCACTTTTAACTTGCCTAGTTCCTCTATAGCAGTTTGAATATTAGGGTCTTTAGATATCGCTACGATCATTTTGATCTGAGAAGCAATCGAAGCTACTCTCTTAGTAATTTGCGAAGATCCTACGTCGTCAAACAGACCAGAGTTCATACCCATGGCCGCAATGCCGTGGTATTGATTAGCAGAGAACGTCATGTCCTTGATGCCGCCCCTATCAATCTGAGATCCTATCCCTGCAGACTCCCTACCGCTCAAGCCTCTACCGGATATCACGCCGCCCCCTGCGCCTCCAAAGGTAATTCCCGAGAAACTGTCCTGAACCGTGCTGCTCATTTGACGCGAGCGAATGTAGGGTTGAAACACCGCCCCATCCATTGCGTCGGCTGCAGCCATGCCTGCCCCGAGGGGTAGTAAAAAGCCTCCTGCAAAACCACCAATAGCTCTGGCACCCATAGATAACCCGCCCGTACCACTAGCCCCTAACCCAGTGGCTAAACCTCCAAGTAAGCCCCTACCAGCCATAGCCCCTGGCCCGGATAATAGCTTGTTAGAGAGTAAGAACGCAGCTGTAGGCATTATGTAGTTTTGGCCTACGTGCATTGCCAAATCAATAGGTCTACCCCCTATGGCGTTGAAGGCATTGCGATTGTTATCCACTGGGTTTCCCCAGTAAGGGTCTTTACCTATTCCAGCAGCTTGGCCTAGTGCCCCCATAAATCCGGGTTTTTGATAGGACGCGTACGGGTTTGGGCCTTGGTACGCAGGCCTGTACGAAGCGTCATACGCAGGAGTTTGATAGTTAGGATTGACCCCCCACCCAGGGTACAGGTGAGACATGCTAAGAGGATTACTGAAGCTATTCGCTGACTGATTGGCGTCAGTCCTAAACATATCGCTTGACGGACCGTATGGATTCATTGGGTTAAGAAGTAGAAAAGGCCCTTGTGAGGCCTTTGTATTTTAGATCTATATAAAAATTACAGACTAGGTAGGCCCGTTACTGAAAGGTTGTTCTTTGCGGAATTACCGTACATTATGGGCCTAGAAGTTCGGATTCGTTCTTCGTAGAAAGCAAGCATGTCAGTCTCTATCTTATTGCCAGACACCATTTCTTCACCGAACATCATACACACATACTCTTCAAATACTGTCTTGGCTTGTTTTTCCCAGCTAGATCTTTGAGAATCTTCGGTAATCATGGGAGCACCTATAGTTAGCATAAGCATCATTTGATGCTTCTTGGCTTCTAGCTTTGCTTCATGAATCAGGTACTGCCTATATGCGATATCCCTGAGGCTTCCTAGGGCTGGTACCTGAATACCCCGGAAGTGCAACTGCATTCTTTGCAGAGCCCAGGGCGCCTTTAGAAATTTTGTTCGCCTTCCTTGCACGCCGCCGCTACTTTACTGTCAAATTTAGACAAGGCCATTAATAGCATGCCGACCAACGGGCCCGGCAGACGTTCTACGAACTTTACCTTTTCCTCAGGCTTCATCGTAGACAAGTCTTGACCCTTATAATTTGACATAGCGAACTTCAGGTTCATCAATGACCGGATAGACTCTACCGTGGATATTAGATTAGATCCTGACGAGTCAATCTGACGTTGAATATCTGAGATTTCTTCTGCGGTACGAGTACGGAAAGTAACTGGAACTTTACCCCTGAGATTAATAGTCTCTGAGTACTCTCCTGAGAAGATAATCTCGTCAAACACCGCCAGAAGCTCGGTCTGACTAAACTCTTCTTTAATATCTTCGACTTGACTTTGTTCACTACCGGCCCCTGACGTAGCTTCAGGCGAAGGACTGCGTGTTGGGCTAGGATTAGGGTCAGTAGGGAACAGATTATTCTTAGCCTGACGAGCAGGCTTGAAGGTCTTACTTGCAGGGAGTTCGAATTCTGATGACATAGTAGTTAAGTTCTTGAGATTGGTTATGTACCAGGATTATAACACTATTAGAATGTAAAGACAGAGTCTCCGCCGGCTTCTCTGTCTTGATAAACGAACTCGCCTTTGACTATCATAAAAGCAACGAAGGCAAATACAAGCGAGTGCAAGAAATCGTCGGTACCATCTTCATCCTTACGGTAAAGTCTGCGCCCACTATTAGACTCTTCTTCATAGATATGAAGGGCATCAGACCAGAAGGGCTCCATAACAGACCAAGACGGGCTTTCTATCTTCGCAGGCCCCATCTTCACTTTAATAACCGCAGTGTCTATTGCCAAGGTTCTGTCTGCGGCAAAGTAGTTCCCCTCTTTGTCAAAACGAAGATTAGTCTTTGCTGCAACGTAGTTAACCATACTGACGCGGTCGTCCCCCAAGGCTCTTTTCATCAACTGACCTTGAAGTACGCCTACGCCCCTGTCTGAGGCTATGTGAGTGCATTCAAACTGGCGATATATGTCGATTACTCTAGATACTTGAGCTAGAATGTCTATGCCGTCTAGTTTCTGGGCGTAAACGACATACGCCTTACCAGAAAAGTCAAAGCCTAAAACAGTGACTACCGTGTAGCTTTTATCTGATCCTGTTACGCTCCAATCTACGCCAAGTACAGTGAATAGGATATTCCTATCGTCCTTGGGGAACGCTGAATCGAACGTGGTTTTAGTAGGATTACAGACCCCCATGACTTGTCGTAGAGATAGTGGCCTACCACCAGCCCCAACAGGGAGCCCAAAGACTTCGTTGCTGAGTTTGATATGATCATATCTGCTGGCCTTATCTACTAATTCCCCCCACTTCTTAGGGGTGGTTCGAGCAGGGATGCAGAATTGAGGGATATGGACTCCAACGTGGTTTGTGATCTTAGGTTTACCGGCGATCCATTTACCAGTCTTCATATCCAGCAATCCGCCGCAACTAGGGCATCCTGGGCCATTGGGGTTTGCTTTAATGATTTTCAGGCACGTTTCAAACTCGTTAGGTATAGCGTGCTTACCGCACTTAGGACAACGGACCACCCACTCAAGCATGTTAGAGCGGTTAAATAGAACCGTCAGAGTATTAGACTCCCCCTTAGCGGTGCCAGTATACCGCCTAAACATATGATCTGAAGCTGATAGGGTTTCTTCTAGAATAGGCAACGCTTCAAGAGAAGCATCTTGAACCTCATCGTAGTACATCTGGTCTGCAGATACGCCTCGAACTCTGTCAGCATCTTGCTCAGTTTCTGCATAGGCTAGAGTAACCGAAGACCCATTAGTAAACGTGCGCAAGAACACGTTCTTCTTGGAAGAAGAATCGACGAAGTGATTTTTAACTATAGGCGAGTTAATAAAAGGTTCTAGATATTGAGAGGAGAATCGGGAAGTTTGTTGAGACAGGGGACTTACAAAGAGAGTAGAGAAGAATTTACGAAGAATGGAAGTAGATATGATTGCACTAGCTAAACTAACTGACTTGCCTATTTGTCGACCACAGCACGCGGTGAGGGTAGGGGGAGAGATGTCATACACTAATTGGAAGGGCTTATACTCAGATAGGTCGAGGGGCTTACCTTTTAACGTAAGAATGGCAGGCGCTAGTTGGGAGGCTAATATTTCCATACAATACTAGTTTAGTCTGAGTTTTTTCAATATTTTAGTAAAGACTGGTATAAGAGTATTGCGTAGAACACCTATGCATTTCTTCTCCTTTTCTTTTCCTTTTTTCTAGAAAAAAATCATCATGGCAATTATCAAGACGATCATCAAGGTTCCGGCTCTGGACGCAGTGTACAACGTTCCGGGTTCATGGGACGCCGCTCAAATCCAGAGCATGTACGCGCAGCAGATCCCAGGTATCTCAAGCATGGTCTCAACAGTGACTAACTCGACGACTCCGGAAGGTGAAGTTCGGGAAATTACGTTTACCGCTCGTTCAGGTAACAAGGGCTAATTCTTTAGCTTTTGCTACAATGTATCCGTAGTAAAAAGGCAGACACTTGTCTGCTTTTTTTAGTCTTTCAATTTACAACTGCCAAGTCATGAAAACAATAGGACTAAGCAAAGCAGACTACGAACTCGTGTCGGAAGCGGAGCCCCTGGACTCACATGTAACAACTTATTCTATACTGCAAAAACAACTGCAGTTTGAAAAACCGTTGTACTCTAAAGAGTCGTTAGCAAACCCCTTTCAACACCTCAGAGGGCATGCAGTAGGATCGGCTGTAGCTCGAGTTCTACTGGCCGTTCTTCAGCAAGATGAAGAGTCTCTCGTTGAAGTACAGGCAAGCGGTAGCTGTCTACACATAATCTTTAACTCTACAGCAGCGCCAGCTGAACTGTCCAGGCTACTAGCAACGACGTACAGATACTTATCGTACGTAAGGCTTAAAGCAATGCGACATGGGATAGGGTTTACCGGGGCAGTAGTGTATAAAAACATGACAGATACGGCTGAGGAGGAGTTCCTCCGTACCAAAATCGCCGTAGTACTACTACCATACGACGACACTTATATCCCAGAAGACCAGGAGAAGATCGTACGGAAAATACAGCAAGCTGCATTGTCTATACATCATAAGGATGAGAAACTAGACCCCTTACTTGCTAACTTCAACTACGCGACTTCAGGGTTATGGGTTGGACCTATACTCGCCCGCGCAAAACACTTGATTAAAGACGATGATATTCGTCATAACTACCAGAAATACTGGGTAGCACAACTCAGGTTAGAAAGAGTGGGGTCGGAGTATGCTGGTGAAGCAGGCTACTCAGCCTACGATTGTCACTCCTCGGTGACGAGACTTGTGATTGATAGAATAAGTGAGGCTACTTCAGCCGGCAATTTGAAAGGGTATGTAGAGTCTTCCTTAATAAAGGACCTACACGAGGGTGCAGAGGCAAAGACCGACGAGGATGCCGGCGCATTAGCTCTAATGTTCATCCATCTATTACCTGACATACTTAAAAAGATCAAGAGGATAATACCTTATGAACATACAGCAATTCTTGAAACAGGCCTCTGAAGCACCTGCCATAACCAGTAGGTACTCTGTGGCCAAGCTGAGAAGTGATGCCAACGACTTAGCAGATAAGGTACGGGAAGAATACTTAGCCATAGGACCTGATACCCCTTTAATTGACCAAATAGCGGCTGCTAAAAGGCGAATTAAAGCTGCTAGGTTTGTATATTTAAGCCGGGCAATTGTTACCCACCTAGCAGCTGAACCAAGTAATAAGGTAAGGGATATGATACAAATCGTAGAAGATCGAATACCAGCTCTAATACCTATGTTTAACGTGGACGATGGAGATTTCATCTAATCATGTCTGATTTCATAATTGCCGACGAGCCACTTACCACAGTTGACTTGGAGAGCGATACGGTAGGTAAGAAAGCAGCTCAAAGTTCAACCTCAGAGGCTATTCCTCAAGAGATGGTGCTCCCTACTGCCTTGGTACTACCGCCACCAGAGGAGCCTCTAATACATGTGCCAAGTACTACTGTCACCTTGCTGGATTCCGCAGTTAGGATCGAACTGCAGCCCGGCATGTACAAGTATGTTACTTATCCGGACTTCATTTCGTCTTTAAAGACGAATTTGGATGAAAAAGACGGCTCCAACTCTAAGAAAGAAGAGTACTACCTGCCAAACGGTACCTTCTACTTCCGAAAGACAGAGAGGGATATTTTCTTATCCATGTACTATCCAGAATGCGTACGAGACATTAATTATTTGGGAAATATACGAAAAAGTGTACTTCCTAATATTGTTCTCTCCGTGAAGTTGTTAAATAACGGGGCGGAGTGGGCAGTGGTCGATTCTAGGTACTTCTCCACCCGAGACCCTCTAGGGGCAATCCCACGGGCGTTCATAGAACGTAGTCACGGTTTACCCCTGCTGCCGTTTACCAACATCTACGAAGACGCTCGGATGTGTTTTGGCACTGCAATCAAAATCAGTAAGTTCAAGCTGCCTGATCTACGCGGGGTTAACTCGTACCACCAAGTACTGTTCGACGCGCCTTTTAACAATGACCTAGGATTATACGCCCTAGGAGACAATGAGTATCGCCGAGATTATCCTAAGTGGTACGAACATCTAGCTAAGCTAGCAGAAGACAACAAACCCTTCCCCTACGAAAAACTGAGGAATTACTCGTGAAAATTCTAGCACCATTCATCTCTTGCATGTTGGAGACGTCAGACGTAACAGTTAACGGAGTCAGCCCCCTCGATCAAGCAATTAACGAGGGTTACTCGCAGATCTTTCTTCAGACTGCCGAAGGTTTCTTCAAGTACCACGTCCTTCGCCCAGGAGAGGGCGGTAAGCGCCGGTTCGTTTGCCTGCAAGTTAAAGAGATTCCCGGCCTGGTCCTGCCAAAAGTCTCCCCTTCAGTCCAGTTCCTCCCCGCAGGCAAGATCCCTATGCAGCTCTTTGAGGAAGTCAAGGAGTTCTTCCGTCAGGTTATTGTCAAGAAGGGGCGCGCCCTAGAGGCAATGATCTGGGTCCTATGGACGGAAGCCCAAGGATATCACTTGTTCGTCCCTAATCAGACGGTGGGTCACGCTTCGGCCAATTACGATTGGAACTCGCTCCCCGCAGATTCAATCATCGTGGTAGACATTCACTCTCACGCCGATTTCAATGCCTTCTTTAGTGGCACGGATGATCGAGATGATCAAAATTGCATTCGGTTCAGCGGCGTTGTCGGTCACAATGACAAACCTGTTCCGACTATGGAGTTTCGCTTCAACTACTTAGGCGCTCGCATGAAAGTGACGCTGGAGGATCTATTCGAAGTTCAACGTCCGAACGTAGCGGTCCCTGAAGACTGGCTGGATAAAGTGAATACCCCCACGTACGGCCGGGGTCCTAACGGTCAATATCAAGGCTACACTCCTGGGCAATACACTGGTGGAAGCTACACTCCTGGTGCACATAACAAGTACGCTGGCCCCCTTGGTCAAGCACGCTTTAATGAAGACCTAAAAAACGGACGCCCAAACGCGGGGACACCGAATCAACCCTCTACGATGAGTTCTACTCTGGGTGGACCGATTCATGGGGCAGCTAGGGTAGAAGTGACTCCTTCAGGGGGTTATATCTCAAAAAAAGCACAGCGGCGCCTGGACAAGATTGCAGCCCGAGCGGAGGTCTTAGCGGATCGTCAGAGGGAGCGCCAGGTGTCGGGCCGTCATACAAAAACTTCAGCATCATCCGCCACCGCCAGTAAAGCACCTGCACTCTCCGTAGTTCAAGAGAAAGGGGGCGCCGAAGAGGCATCCCGATTTCCTGGATCATCATGTGGGCTGGTACGTATCGGAAACTCAGCACTAGTTAACCAAGTTACTGGCGAAATCATTTACCAAGACGAGGAGTCCAGCCAGGAAGTCAACTACGAGGACTTGGGGCCTAAGGCTGCTTCGATCATACAGCGGACTATGACCCAAGAGGACGATCTGGATCGTATGGCTGCTAAGCACTTTGCCGAGGCGTTTGGTGAGGTAGGCGAGGAAATCATCGGGGATCACCCGGAGTTCGACCGCATCGCTATTAACCACGGCGTAAGCGCAGCGGCAGCCTTTGTTCAAATAGACACTGCAGGGCCGGAGCTTACTCAAGCCCCTAAAATCCTAGGTGAGGCGATCACAGGGCTGTTCGACCTTTTGGACGAGTCGTGCCAACTGTCTGTATTCCGTGAAATGGCCGCATCCCTGTCTAAGAAAGACATGGAAGACTTGGCTACTAACGGTTTGTAATTCATGTAATTACAGAAGTTTGGTATAAGAAAGAAGACCTGGAAAACCTGGACTCAATCTAGGTTTTCTTTTTAACCAACCGGAAACACTAATGCTTTCGTATAGACCCCACTTCATCCCAAGTTCTATTATCCTAGTAGGAGCTGGTGGAACCGGCTCTCGTCTGATGAGCCCTATGGCTCAGTTGGCTAGAACTTGTATTACCAAATTCAACCCTGCAGCTTGGCTATCCCAGCTTCCTATCTTTGTCATTGACGGGGATGTTGTTGAAGAAAAGAACCTTACCCGCCAGAACTTCATTCCGAAAGACGTAGGTAAAAACAAGGCTCTAGTAGTAGCCTCCAGGTATTCCAATGCTTTTGGAATCCCCATTTATGGCAGCCCTGACTTTGTCACTACAAAGGGCGGTGCCTTGCCCCAATTTGCAGGCCTTCCTCCTGGGGTAAATTTCAATTTCAATAACTCCATTCTAATCTTGGCGGTGGACTCTGCGGATGCTCGCAGAGAGATTCTTAAGGTAGCCTTCAGGAGCGCAGGGGCAAACTCTTCGTCCATCTTCGTTATCGACGCGGGTAACGAAGATGCTTTCGGTCAAATTAAGTTCTTTACCAACTATAGGCTAGGTGATGGGTCGCTTCGCATATATGACGACGCTGCGAATCCCTTATCAATTCCAAAAACTCTACCTCAGACGTTCCAGGTGTCTTGTATCCCCATGGACATAGACTATTACGCTAACCTAGGCTCTAGCGCGGCCGAGCTTAGCTGTGCGGACCTGAACCAATCTCTGGCCATCAACAATATGATGGCTGCACTGATCTGTTCGGTGTTACAGAACTTTGTGTACGTCAAGCCAATGACTTACGACGGCATTCGGTTCAGCCTAGACGGGTCTATGGTTACCGAATATAACTCGCCGAGAGTCTGGTTAAAAAGGACAGTAAGTAACCAAGGTGAATTTGCAAAGTACATGAGCAGTATCACCAGTCAAATTTCCGGTAAGGAGTTGCTGATAGCCGTTAAAGCTTCTACTTCCATTTACAAAAGAGCTGGACTTCAGGTAACACCGAGTGGGGACTTGGAGCCTATCCCCGTCCTGGTTAAATCTGAGTTGTCCCCGGCAGAGGTGCCTTACGTCCATTCTAAAACCTCAGAAGATGCTTCTGTGGTTAAGAAGACCCCTAGGATTCGTCGCACACCAGCATCAACTCCTGGCGTCGCACCAGTAGTCCTAAACCACACGGTGGAGCCACCATCTCCAGTGCCACTTATCGTTATTCCGCCGTTGAATACGATACAAGCAGCTCGTATTCCTCGTACGCCGCCTGTTTTGCGCACGGGCTCTTGATAGTAAAAAGCCCTGTTTATTCAGGGCTTTTTTTAGATATATAAAATTACGAAGTTCGCTCTCGGGACGCAGTACCCGAAGTGTCCACTACGGAGTATGTGGATAGTGTGGTCCCATTTTGACGAAGTAAGGTTAATACTCCTGTTTGCTTATTCCAAGCCCAGCTACCTAAAGCTTCATCTTCGATATTAGCTAAAAAGGATTGTACGGACTTTGCTACGCACGTAACCTGTTCTTTAACAGAGCCGAAGCAGTAGATAGAATATACTCCTGTCGTCAGAGGAGTTAGTGCTACACTCCAAACAGAGCTGACCCCCAGCTGCGTTATAGTAGCTTGACTCGGAATTGCAAGTACGCCATTAATGTATATTGCAAAGTCAGAGGCAGATACTCCTGCCGGTCCAGAGATAGCAAAGACGAGAGGGGTATTAAGAGTAGCTTCTAGCATAGTCATTCAATCACAGCAGGTATCTTATCCATAAACACCAAGTAAGCATTGACGCCTCTCTTTTTTAGCTCAGTATCCTCTTCGGTCTGACCCTGCTCTAGCTTTGATGTGGGTATGAACTCAAACGGGCAAATAGGGGCCGAGAAGCCTTCCATACGTAAAAGGTAAGCTAGGGTGTCTATAAGCTCTTCAGAGGGGACAAAGGCTTGATTGATTAACTTTCCAATTCTTTTTACCTCTGTCAAAAGCCAAGCTAACTCTAAGCAATTAGGCATCTGAACAATTTCAAACTCAGCGTAGTCATTATTACAAATCGAACTAGCCCACGTCAAGAAGTCAGCTAATTTCAAAGCTTCGTTCAACCCTTTGTTTAACACCGTAAGAATATGGATTTTCTCTAAGACTAAGTAGTCTGGAAAACCCAAGTCCATCATGATGGTCTCTGGCTCTAAGCTGAGCCAGGAGGTACCGTACTTTTTAACCAGTAAAAACTGTAGTGTTGAAAGTTTGATGTTCTTGTTTAAGACCATATTAACTTCTAAGAATAGTTGCTAGGATTTGTTGGCTGTCTGCAGGCAGGGATTCTACCATGCTCTTGGCGTAGTTAGGATCGCTGTGTAGCTCTTTTGAGAATCCTGAACCCAAGTAACCATCTAAATAAGAATCGGGGATGCCCATGATACGTTCTAGAGGATAATCTTTACCAGCAACCTTTACCATGCACTTAATAAACCCCGCCTGCTTAGAGATCATCGCTTCTTTGTAGATATTAAAACCTTGGTTAGACAAAGCGTGCTGTTCATCCAGGCGGTTAATAACTGAGCATATAGACTTGACAGTACGAGTACCGGAGATTAGATCTGATTCTACTCCGACTGAAGAAGCTAGCTTGACAAATGTAGGATCATTAGTTAACCCATATCGTACTGACAGACTAGCCAGCAAGGCCTCCTTTAAAAATACGCCGTTACCAGAGTACATCTCTACGTGACTACTAACCGTAGCCCCTTCAGCAGCAGCTTTTTCCATTAAGACCTCAGCGCGCTCAGCCATTTCTTTAACGTTAAATCCAAGCCCCGACAGATCCCCCTCCCAGGCGGCCTGCTTAGTTAAATAGCTGCCTTCTTCAGTGACCGAAGCTTCTTTAACCCACTTACTTTGTGATCGAGAAACCATCTTACCGGTTAATTCTTGAACTGTGTTTTCTAGGTCATACAAGGTAACAGCCTGCGCAACTTTAGTTAAGACGTCGTAATCAACCGTGTCTGAAGTAAAGCTCTTCTTATAATTAATAGCCAGAGCAGAAGCTAGGCAATTGTCTTTATTTGAAACGGGGTACTCAGCTTCGATAGACGCGGCTTTAACCATAGGTAAAGCTTCAGGGATCAGTTCCAGTACGTGTTTTAGAGTGTAGCCTAGCATGTTTATAGTTGTGAGTTATTAAGATTTCGGGCGGAGGGGGTCCCGCGCACTAATGTAGTTCATAGCTGATTCCTCGAAAGGAGCCTTAACCGAGTTTTCTACGGCACCCCGGACATTACCCGAGATCATATCGGACAGCCTTTTTAGAACAGTATTAGGGGTATGCATACTTTCAATAGCTGACAGAGATCTTACAGTGTTCGGGTCAGTAGGATATTGAGAAAGTCCGGACAGTACATTTTTAGTCTTAGAGCGCTGATGAACGGCAGTACTGGTATCCATCCATCCGGCTATACCCCCTCCAATCCCCCCCAGAACCCCTCCGAACGCTAAGGCGTTTCTCCAACCGGCTCTTCTCCCCGCTGAAATAACGCTTGGGGGAAGCCTAGCCGAATTAGGGTTTGCGGCTAATCTTTGGAAAAGGGTAGACTTACTGAGAGCCATAGGAACCGCAATCATTCCACTTAAGGCCCCAAGACCGGTATCTGTGGCTACAGTCTTGTAGTCTTTCTTAGCGTAGTTAGGATTAATTCCTTGAGACAACACCGTGGCGTTATCTCGCAAAGCTTCCATCCTTCCTGTCAAAGATAGGCTTTTAAACACGGGGTCCTGTATTACCAAAGACAAGTCCTTACCTGTTTTCTGGTATCTGTCAATCAGAATCTTGACAATCTGCGCTTCGCTCAATTGCATGCTTAGATTTTAGCCTAGATCTTGCAAAACTTCTAGTATGTTATCCTTTAGCATCGGGGTATATTCAGTGTTGATCTTAAACGCTGGAGTAAGGTAGTCTTCGCCGAGATCCGAGGAGGGGACGTTTTTGTTTAGTATGAACTTGAAAGTCCATTGCTCGTCTAAAGTAACAGTACATACTGCCAAGATATCAAAAGTACCCCGAGGTAAGTGGTGGGTGGTTAGCTCCTCTGATATCTTCTTAGTGTCGGTACTTTTTAACATGACTGTCCCGTCTACGCCCCCGTTGAGAATGTCCGGGTAAAGTCTACGAGAGGCCAGATTTTTTAACTCAATAGTAAAGTCTTTGCCTAGGTAAGAAAAAGCAAAGTCCCCTTTTCTCAGGCTGTGATCTGGGATTTTAGCCACGTTCTCGATTCCTTCTGTGGCCTTTAGTAGATCCCTAAGCTTTTCCTCTGAAATGTATCCGTGAAGGAATCCTCTGAAAGAGGGGTTTTCATCTATGCACGCTGCTAGTCTTCCCGGTGGTAGAGAGCTTAGTAAAAATTCACCCGATAAGATCATGGTTATTATTGTAGCACGGGGGTTGACAAGTAGTCAATTTACAATAAACATTTCAGTTAAATCTGGTATAAGCATAATATGCAAGAGCAACACGTACTGATTTAGTCCGTGAAATTTCACTTCAGTCTTTCAAAATAAACACAAGGTTATTAACATGTTTTCATTTTTTTGTAATGCCCTCCCCAAGATCAAGGCTCTGGCCCGCACTATGATCGTCATTGGTAACTTCGCCCTAGAGCTGTTCCATGTCGTTTCCAAGGTAGTCGCCCAGGGCAGATCAGCGTATAACGCAGCCGCTACGACTGCGTAATATTAGCTAGTCTAAGTAGGGATAAGGGCTCTTTGTCTGGGAAGATAATGAGCGAACAAGCTGACAGCACTATTCCTATCTTGGAATCCCCCTCACTTATAGAAACGTCCAGCACTACAACACAACCTGTAATCAATCTTATTGCAGGGATAGACGAGAACCTACTAGCCCAACACTGTGAAGTAGAATCCGGGTATACCACCACCTTCCTAATTACGGTTAAGAAAAGTGCTGGCTACTCCAGAAACAAGAACTTACTAGTTAGATCAACCGGAAAGTACATCATTCCTAATGAAGGGCAGTTTTATTACTACCCTATCGCTCAGCCCGTCCCAAACGGAGATCACTTATTCAAACTACCTACTCCGCCTAGAGTTCATCGGGCGGGGTTTGTATCGATAGACGGTTGTATCTATTACGTAACCCTCGAGGACCTAAAAAGAAGATTGGTCCGTAAATCTAGAATCGTTCCCCTTAAGAAACAAACTATACCTTATGATGACTTCGCCAACAACAACTTCAAGCCCACCCCAAGAGGTGCCGGTAGCTTACGCTCCCTACTTGATCTCGGTGTCGGCGACCCAAGTACCGAAACTGAAAACGGCAACGGAACTGTCGACTTTGTTGGGCTGGACGAACTCCAAGCAATTGACTTGGTTATCGAAAGCCAAGAACGAGCATTATTCGGTCATCTCGATAAGGAAGAAAGCGACTTCGAAATTACGGAAAGTGCATAACCCTAGTAAAGTAATGAGGGTTGCACAATATAGAATTTTAACAAGGATCTTGGATAAAGTTAGTATCCCAGACTATATCCACGGATTCGAGACGGGCAAGTCAATACCGAAAATGGCTCAATCACACGTCGGAAAGGACGTTGTGATTAGTTTGGACATCAAAGAATTCTTCCCTTCCATCAGACAGTATATGGTCAAAGCCATGCTGATCCAGATGGGGATAGAAGACACGGCAGCTACCGTCTTGAGCGAGCTATGTACTTACAAGTACTACGTTCCTCAAGGCTCATTGACTGCGCCAAAAATTAGTAACATCGTCGCAGCTGGCACCTTTGGTCCAGCAATAGAAGCATTCTGTAAACCTCTAGGGATTACTATGACTATCTATGCGGACGATATTACCTTATCTTACACCAACGATGCTCCTAGCTTAGAGGAAGCTAAGGCGTTCACAAGAGCTGTAATTACGTTCGTAACTGAACAGGTCAAAGCTGCCGGCTTCGAAATCAATAAGGCCAAAACTAAGATTATGAGGCCTCATAATCGGCAGTGGGTTTGCGGTGCTGTGGTTAACCAAAAAGTCAACATGCGTAAGAAAGAACGTATGTCCTTAAGGGCTCTGGTTCACAACTGTAGTATTAACGGAGTAGAGGTAGAGGCAAAGAAGTCTAATCTACCAACGGAAGCTTTTATTAGAAAGTACGCTGGGCGGATTAACTGGTTTCACCAACTAAACCCTACCGCAGGGCTACCTTTAAAGCTCGGGTTCAAAACTGAGAGTGACAAATTTTTGAAGCATCATCCGGACGTTGTTATTCCGGAGTTGGCCTGGCAGTCTATCGAGAATCCTACCCCGGAAACTCTGTCCCCTACCGGCTTTCTTGAAACTACTGGGGATTTTAAGGTTACAACCCCGACCCAATCTACACCCTCATTTCTACCGGACGCGATAGAAAAGAAGGTGTTGGAAACCTGTCCTTTTTAAAAACTAGAATCTTAGAGCTTTAACTTACCATGACTAAACAAGTTCGTATTGAGAATGCTGACACGACACCTTATAAGGTAATCGTCGAAATCTGGGAAAAAGGGGCGGAGCTACCCGATGGTCTAGGTGGTTTCAATCAAACCCCAGATACTCTAGTTCGCACGATCAGCTTGAATCGCCCTACTGACATGACAGGGGACGGAGTATATGTAACTAATACGCGCTACCTCGTAGTTAAGGAAGCACCTGCCGGGCCGTAGTAAGCAGCTCTCAATAAAGATCTTGAGCTTTCAAGGTCTTTTTTTAGCTAGCCTAAGTACTTTAAAATATAGGCATGAAATACACTAACTGCATAATCTTTTCTATTAAACTTTTTACGAGAAGAAGCAGGAAGAGTAAGGTAGGATACTTGGTTATTAGAAAGTCTCACTGGGGTTTATTCCCTCATGTAACTTACGGTAGACTGCGTAAGGATGGTACCTTAGCGATAGTAGGTTATACTGCGATAAATAAGAGGTGGTGGACTACAATTTTACCTTTGTATAAGGGTAGGGTATCCTGGGGTGAGAGATCTAAAGACGAGATGTAAAAAACCCGCTGACTAGGCGGGTTAAGTGTTTGATAATGCCCCGGCCTATTAGATAATAGCAGTTACTCGGCCAGAACCGTCAAAGGTAACTGAGCGCGAAGAGCCTAGTGAGCTAGTAATAGTAGCATGGGTTGAATCCGGATAAGCCACCGTGAAAGTCACAGTACCGACGGTATAACCAGAAACTCTCGACGATCCGTCGTATGTAACTCCAGAAATCCCTGACGTCGCTACGAGGGCTTGAGTGGCAACGACTTGAGCGGCACTAAGTCCATTGAATACAGTACTGGCCCCAGTCCCCCAGGCACCAGCAGCTTTTGTGTAGTATAGTTGAGCGGCAAAGTCTACTGAGATGTCCCCATTAGTACCGGTTCCACTAGCAGGCTGGCCTGCAGCCGACAAAGCAACATTAGAGTCCGCAGCTAGAGTCACTGTCTTTCCTAACCCCAGACTAACTACGTTAGCATGACTAGCAGCGGCATTAGCCGCGTCAGTGCCACCCGTAGTTAGGGTCCAGATTCTAGAACCCGCTTCCCCAATGATGTCCAGTCTCTCACCGTTCTGGTAGAGACCTACAGAGTTAGCTGCGATTCTGGCTCTCTCAGCAGTGACTGCTGCATTGAACTCAGCTCGGGTCAACTGCTTTGTAACCCCGGAGATCTGAGCTAGTGAAGATCTGTTAATAAGGGGTAGGCCGTCGTCGCCTTTGGCCAGTGAAGAAGCAATGGTAGTCATAGTTGTTTAGTTTATCTATTAGAAGCTAACCTATATTTTAAGTTAAGAAATGGCTACGCCGCCACTAGTTATATTAACTGAGTGACCCCCATTACTTAACCTAGTTAATCCCGGGGAAATGAGTGTAAACCCAGACCCGTTAGTTAAAGTAATATCTCCGTCAGTCAAAGTAACACTACTTCCCCCAAACGAGACTACGATATTAGCAGATTGCATATTTATCAACCCAGAGCTAAACGAACCTCTAATACCATCGTGGTCCATGATCAAATCAGCCCCATCTTTATGTACCGCATGGATGCTAGCCTCATTGATCGTAACCGTGTTTTGGTTATTCCAGGTTATTTGAATCTGTTCTGCGGTTGAACTAACTCTGGTAATGTGAGTACCGTTGTTAACGATAACCTCCTCTTCTCCTACGTCATTGATGCTACGATGCATGAATTCTAAAGGAGTAGGAGTAGTCTGAGTAACCTGTTCTTTATAGATTATTGAGGTAGAGGTAGGGGTCCCTGTATAGGAATCATAGTTAGTCTTAGCTGTTTCGGATAAAGCCACGTCGCCGTAGTGAAAGTGAAGGTTATAATCCTCGCTCTTAGCTTTAAGAAAGTCTTTGGAGTAACCAGTGTACCGGTAAAGCCTACCCTTGTAGTTTCTAATTACATCAGAGCTAAGGTCTGTGAAATGGGCCCAGTTACGGGATACGATTCTAACTAAGCCAGTAAGGTTGGACATAAGCATTTCTGCTCCTCGTCCTGCCCTAATAACAGTAGAGCCGCCCCTTAGCAGAGCTAAAAACGAGCCTCCTACCGTACTGAGAATTCTATCTCCTGAGATCAAGTCCTTAGGCTTACTCTTATCTCCGTAAGTGTCAGAAGAGGGGCCGTAGAGCCCCGTGTCTATAGACTGTTCTCCCGAGCTAATACTAAGAGAAGCGAATTCCCCCGACTGAGGCTTGGGTAAAAACCCTAGAATGATCGGGTAACCCAGCCCATAGCTAAGTACAACCCTGTCCCCCATTGAAGGGGTAACTCTGTCCGCACCTCGGCCCGAACCTCCTGAAGGCAACATCCATTGAACGTCGGGGAGAATTTGTCCTCTCATGGTTCTGACCTTACATAGGAATCGAATATGGTCTAATTGGAGAACCGTACCTTCTTCTATAGAATAGTCGGGTGGGGCTGCGTTTGAGAATAAAGACATACTCGTATTGTAAGGTTTTTTTAGCTTAGTAGAAAGTAAAAACCCGCTGGTTAGGCGGGTTTGGTCTAAGAGTTACTTAAGGTTAACCTAGGATGACTAGTTGCCCGGTCAAGGAGACCGAAAGGAAAATAGGATTTGGTAATAAAGAGGCAGCCTGTAAAGTAACTGACGTAGATAAGGCCGGCGTGCTGATATTTCCCGCAGCGTCCTTAACTCTAACCTTAATTTGATCGGTTGCGCTTGGAGTCCTGCCTGTTACGTTTACCGTTAAGACGTTGCCCAGTGTTGTGTAACTAGTACCACCATTAAGGCTGTATTCGTATGCCACCACCCCAATATTATCGGCCCCCGCAGGCCAGGCTAGAGTATAACTAGTAGAGGTTATAGCACTAACAGTAATAGAGCCGACGAGTGTTGGTAAAGTGACGTCGGCGCCACCGCCTATGTCACCAACCCCATAAGCAAAGCCGGTAAATGTTGGAATACCGTACTGCATTTTTTAACCTGCCACGAAAGACTTAGCGCCACGACTGGCGCCCGTACTATTAAACGCCAAGACTAAGTACGTGACGCCTGAAGTTAAAGCGGGGTCGGTAATAGTCAAGGTTCCATCAGAAGCGGTAGTCAAACTGCTTAGAGATAAGATGACGTTGCGCGTGCTAGGATCAATAACTAGTACGTTAGGTAAAGCTGTAGTAGCTAGTAAGGCATTAGTTACCGGATCTCTGAAGGGGTCAGTGAGAATTTTAGTAGCGGCAGCACCGGCCACAACGTCAGCAAGCGTAGCTCCTAACGGGACCGCTAACGTAGTGTTATCTTTAAGAACCGCAGATACATCTGGGTCTGCGCCGTACCCACTTCGTACGGTAGGATTACCGGTGAATACCGCTGCTGCGGTCAGCCGAACTGTAGTAGCGTTAAGTCGTACGGCACTGGCTAGAGTAACCTTAGTCCCTGAACCGTCCAGTAAGTCAATACCAGTGATACCAGTTACGGGTGTAAAGTCAGTGCCTTTGCCATGGCTAATAGTAACATCAACGATAGTATTAGATACCTTAGTTGCACCCGAGATAATCGGGCCACGACCGATAGCAGAAGCAACCCCATACCTAGACGAGAACGCATGACCGATCAGACGACCGACTTGTCTATTACCCTCTACCGATAAGTGTAGGTCACCTTCTAATCCATAAACGTGGATCAGGCTGTTACCCGTATCTGCAGCAACGGTTGCATGAGCGTCCCGAATACCCTCGTACCCAATGTCACCGACGGAGCCGGCCGTAGCAGTAAATCCGCTACGACCAAGACCCATGATAATAACCTTGATGCCATCGGGGCCAGAGCGGTCAGCGCGAATTTGAGCTAACATAGCCCGCAACGACGCCATGTACGAAGTTGGGGTTGTACCGTTTGTTACGTCTTGGTTACCCTGCCACCAGATAAACCCCGACAGCTTACCCCCCTGCGCGATCAGAGAAGTTTCCCAGGCCGTGTAGACTGAAGTCTTAGTGCCAGTCCACCAATTACTGAGCGGTTGACTAGCCTGTGCGCTAATCACCCAGCATACCGGGCAGTCCATCAGGGTGTTAATAGCGTTGTTAGTCTGAACCTTACCGATGCCATAGGATGGGTATGGGGCTGTAGGGTACGACGCGTAGGCTCCGTTGGCCCACATAACTTGGCGATTACTATCTTGCGTCTCAGGGCCAGCGTAGGTATTCCAATAATCAGCCAGGGATTGACCAAATACCCCGATCACCAAACCTACGCCCCATAAATTCGTGGAAACTGAAGTCGTCGAAGTCGTCGTAGACTTACGTACTCTAGTTCGATACCAGCCCCCGCGAGGTACAGTCATGGTACCAGAATAAGAAGCGCCTGTAGCAATATTACTAGCAATCGTAGTCCAAGCCACAATAACGGTTCCCGTTAAAGACTCAATTTGAGCTTGGATGTTTTCAGTACTCCCTGTAACTGTACCAGAGATTGCAACGCTAGCGGAGCCTGCACCACCTTCAATAACTGTATAGTTTAGTTTTTCGTCAACAGTAATACCTTCGACTGGCGGCGGCGGCGTCGACTCTGTGAAACCAGACAGGGCGATAAGATGCTCGTTACCAGCGCCAGTGTATGCAGATAGTGCGCCGGTGTCCCCAACAGTAGTCTTGGTCGCCGCCGTAATCATGGTGTTACACTGAGGCGATACGCTGTAAGCACTATCGACGTACAGGCTCATCGTCCCGTTAGTAGGATTTGTACTAACTACAGTAGTGCCTGCAGCAGTGGAGGGGTCAGTGGCGCACTTAATTACAGTTGACCCACCGGCATTACCTACGGTGGTATTAAGGATCGCAATAACTAAGTCGCCGGAGGCTGTAGTAGTAATACCAGTAGTAGTAGCAAGGGTAAGACCGGAAGTGCTGGCAGCAGTTACTGCACTTAGTGCTGCAAAGTTGCCGCTACTAGGTCGGAATACAGTAATTACAACGCTATACAAACCGCCAGGAGCAGTAAAGCCCGTGGCAGGAGCAGAAGCTCCTCTTTTAATCCAGAAGGTCTGTTGGGCAGTTTGATTACTGGTAATTCTATTATATAAAGCAGTCCAACCACCACCAGAGGGGGGGGCCGCTGTAATATCTACAGCACCTACGTGCGTTACTAGGATTAAGTCACCAGTGGTAGTGCCGGTAGGGAGGGCTGGTACGCTGCCAAATCCGCGTGCAAAGCCTACATAGGTCCAAGACATTTCATTCCTTTAATTAGTTATTTTAAATTCTTAACTTACTCTTAAGTTTAGTAGCCTCTAATTTTATTCTTAGTACCAGTTTAGTTAATCATTACGAGTTGGCCGGTCTTCGACATTGCGCTTCGAATATCTCCCCCCGCAATGATTAGTAATCGGCCTGCGAAATCGATACTTAACATGGCTTGCTGAATGTTTACAGGTTGTACTACACCACTTAGGCTGCCTGCAGCAATTACGTCGTTAAAAGTTATCGTCGCACCTAAATTAGATCCACCAATAGATGCAGTTGCAGTTGTCACGCCCCTATCGACGCCATCTACAAAGACGCGAAATGCAAAGTTATACGTTCCATCAGGGGCACCAGATAGAACAAAAGACCCGTCCTCGTAAGCGAATAAAGTACCTGATGCAGGAGGAGTGACTATTAGCCCTCGGATTTCAACGGGGGCATCTGCGGGCAAGTTCAGACTTGGGTATAAATAACTAGGGCCATGCTCTCCAACTGCAGGGATTGCATCGGCTCGGGCACCCAACCCTGTATCTCCGATTACTAAAGCCCCGGAGATCAGTTCTGCTGGATCAATCCTAAGGCTTGTGCTCATGCAGCTATTCCGATAGGAAGTCTACGACCTAAGCTAGACGAGGTTAAATCTACTTCGTATGTATAGCTAGTGCCGGGAGTCAGGGCTGCGTCAACTATAGATACAACCCCGCTACCGTTGCTAGTAAGACCTGATTGCTTTGCCACTAAATTCCCCGTAGTTACGCTGTACACGTTTACGATAACCCCGGTAAGGTTTACTAGTAGTGTACCTGCGTTGTTCTTTAGAGGAGGAGTAGTGATTACTCCCGGTTGTTGTCCTAGAATACCCGCTATAATGAAGTCTGCCAGTGTAACATTACCAGATAACGTACCTGGTGTTACAGAGCTAAATCCACCTGCAGATACGAAGTCATCTGCAACTACAGTACCTGATAGAGTAGGTGCAACAGCTCTAGTAATCGGATGACTGCCTGAGGTAACCGGGGCTCCATAGGCAGTAAAAGTTCTACCATTAACGCCGGTCAAGCTACTGGAGTTCAGCAAAGACCAGGCTTCGATTAGAGTGCCTGCAGAAACAGTCTCAGGCTTACCGCCTGCTCTTAGTAGATCCCATTCTGTAGAACTAAGTTCAGTACTCCATACCGCAGCTTCGGCTAGGTCCCCAGAAAAGTACGTGTTTGCCCCATTGGCTACGACAGGATTGCCGCCTATAGTTACCAAATTAAAGCCAGATAGAGAATCTCCTATAGCATAGGTATCTGTAGCTGGCGTAGTAGTTGCAGCTCCTACGTACACTTTTAACAAGCCTGCGGCGCTGCGGGTGAGTAACGTCGGCTGCCACGCCCCAGTAATAGATTGGTTGCCTATATTCTGGTAGTTACCGCTTACAGCATAAGTACCTTCAACCGTACCTGCGCTGTTAACGTTGATCTGTACTTTACTAGATACCCCGACCTGTCCTGCCCCAAAAGCAACTCCAGGAGAGGTTAAAGCTCTGGCCCATACAAAAATACTTATAGGTAGAGTAGACTTTAGGTTACCTGACCAAGCTAAGGTCTGAGACGACCCATTAAATGCAATACCCATTATGTTACCTTTAAACGGCGGTTTTTAGAAAATACATAAGATCAGTACGCGTAGGAGTATACACGATACCTTTTAACGAGGGGATGAAGGACCACCTAGCGTTAACCCCGCTGCCCTGTACGGTAGGTAAAGTCGCCCCGGTAAACACTATCAAATCAATCTGCCAGGTAGTGGTATTGTTAGGTGTAATTTTATAAGTTTTCCCACCTAGGCCAGAATACCACCAGTAGCACTGATTAATCGAGTCGTACGTTAGTCCAGCATACTGCGGAATGTCTGTAGCTATTTGAGCTAAAGCAGTAGACCCTGTTAGAGTAATATTATTAGCAGTCAATAAACTGCGGTTAATAACTACCGCTTTAATACCTCCTGCAGCACTACCCTGCCCATCACCGTATGATATGGAGAATAATTGATCTCGACTATCGTCGTATACTAAAGGCCTGCCGACCCCAAACCCGGGCAGGCCTGTTTTATTAGAGATAGGATCGTCAAAACCAATACCTATTCGGTACCGCTTGTAAGATCCCATCCAAATTTCACCCGTAGAGGGGACAACGCATACGCCGTTATCATAATCACTTGGTCTATCTGGGTAAGTACCTGCCGGGTCCCATAGATTCGTTGAAGGATTCCACCCATCCGTCTGAGGGGTACTAACTCCTGAGCCATATACATATAAGCCCATATTAATAATACGATTAGCAGTAGGTACCCAGTGTACAAAAGTATAGTTATGTTTACTACTTGGAAGTCCGTCAGTATAGTACCGCACATCCGCGACTCTATTTCCCGCAGAAGACGGCGCAGTTCTTTGAACCCAAACAGGGTTATCTAGAGATAGGTCAAAAGAGTATACACCGTTATCAGAAGAGTCTCCGTGACCCCCGTTGCCTGCCCCTATTAATTCCGCACCTTTTACAGCCCATCCGCCATAAATATCCAGTGATCCTCTAGGGCCTGAATTGGAACCAGGTATGCTCATCCAAGTGTTTAGTACTGCATTAGCCAACCAAGCTGGCTGGCCAGAGTTGACATTACCAGCAGCAACAGTATTTGCTATTACAGTATTCCCGGCTAGACCACCGCCTCTAAACCGCCCGCCTACTGCCGACGAGCCGCTGGGAGCGCTATAATTAACCGCCGTCAACGTAACCATTATAGGTTGGCGGCAGCCACAGTTATGTGTGATTGCAGCTTAGTATTACTAGTAGCAGTATAAAGAGTCATGGCTATATTATTACTTTTAAAGGTTAGGAATTTAAGTACAGTAGAGATAACAAATTATGGCTACATACTAAACAGAACAAGGGTAAAGAATCAACCTATATTTTAAACTCTATAGTTACTTCTCAAGCAAAGTAGCTTCGGAGTTTCTCCTAAGCACTAGCCCGGGTAAAACCTTACCCCCACCCCGAGTCCATTTAAGTAACTCTTTTTGAGCCTTGGGCCAGTCGCGGCTATTTAAAGCTTTCCTCAAGGTACTAGATTTGAGCCTACCTAATCCTAAGTTATACGAAAAGTCTACAATTGCAGCCAGCTTATAGTCTGACAGATTGGGGCATAAGGATATAACCCCCGGTATATAAATGGACAAGAGTTGTTCCTGCAACAATACCTCGGCATGCTTCTGGGAGATCGCAGGGTCGGTTAGAGAGACAGGTTTACCAGGTCCGTAGAAGGTAGTACCGTAGCCTATAGTCGGAACCCCTGCAGGGCAGAGATAGGGTTTTAAACGTAGACCCTCAAACCGTCTACACAAGACGGAAACCTGTTCCACCACGACTGACAAGTCGTTGGCCACGTTACTTCTTAGCTCTAATAATGGCTCTATCTACGAACCAAAAAGAGATCATAGAAGAGACTATACTGTAGTCAAATTCGGTAAGTACAAGAGGAGCTAGCGCAGAGAGGGCGGTGTTGGGTGTATACGCTGCATAGAGTAGGAAACCTTTGGATACAGTGTATAAAACTAGGCACCACCAGTAAGTGAGTACAGGTCGTACGCTAGAACTTAAAGCATCCACCCACTTTATCCCTGAAGATTTATTCTGTCCCTCTAAAGCAGAAGAAAGAGCTTGGAGATCAGCTTGGTTAATTTGAGCTTCATTATTAGCGTGGATGATATCTAGCTGTAATGCGGCTCTTGCTTTGTCTGCGTCCAACTGAAGTTGAGTCATTTTCAGTTCGTGTTCAGCTTCAGACTTGGCCTTGAAAAGGTTTAGTACCTCAGGTAAAAGGCGGAAGATGCCACCTCCAAGAAGAGAGAGAAGTTCAATCATAAACTTAGTTTAGATTACTAAGTAGCTTACGTTAGGGCTAATATGCCAAGGAGAGTCTTTAAATCTTGCAGACCCTCCTTTAACTAAACAAGTCTCTACCAGCTCAGCGCAATGCCAAGCGCTAGGCTCTTGCCAAGATTGCCTAAAAAGAATACCTAAGATTGCTAAGTAATCATACCCTTTTCCTAACTGAGAATACGCAAATTGAATTGCCAGGTCTGGATCAGGGCAGGACACAGCAGTAATCTCAGTATTCTCTTTACCAAACCTGTCTTGAAACTTATAGAGAGGGGTTTCTACTACACCCTTGAAAGGTACTGCTTCTATGACCGTACCCTTGTTTGTAAGAACCCCGCAGTGAGACCATTTACCGAAAGCCTCCCAGTTTTTAACCAGGAGACCGTCGATAGAGTTAATGTCTTTGGCGTATATTAGATTTAGGACGGACATAAAAGTAATGTAAAGACTAGTTGATAAATTAAATTTAGAATCCGATAACCTTACCGACAACGGTTTTAGTTACAGAACTGCCGCCACCCCAATTACCAGAAGCCTTAGTGTATTCTCCATAATACCCGCTACTGTCAGGTTGGTAGATGAACGCTTCGAGAGGCATGGTAGCGTACATGACATTCCTACGAATTTGAGTTGCAGTTACGCCAATAACACCGGACGCTATACCTGCAATAATCAAGCCGCTCCAAGTGTCAACAACCCCAACTCTACCTCCACGAATAACATTAGCGGCAATAATTGATCCTGGACCACCAACCCCAATACCTCCTAAGCCGTTCATATCGCAAAAATTGCGCTCCAGACGGTTGAACGCGCCCTTATTGACAGCTAGTCCCGCCCCGGCATTGTTAAGAGATTTATTCCCTATCATGTAGCTGTTAGAAGTCCAGTCGTCAAACTGTAGCCCCGCTCCCTCTATATAAGGGCCGGCGCGTCTAATAACCATTCCGCTACTCTGGTTGAACCCGAATAGCACACCCCTAGGCGGTTGTCCTGAGGTAGAGAGTACATCATTCGTAGCCATCGCAGCCCCTGTATCAGTATAAAGACGTTGCGTAGCGTTGTCGAACCCGAACTCACCAATCGCGGGCGTAGTTGGGGTCGCAGTGTTTTTAGACAGGTACGTCAGGCAGCCGTCTCGGCTGTATGAGGTAATACAGACGAAATCAATGTCACCCACGGACCGGCCGATCAATGTCGCCCAATCTACGTAGTACCGCGTGCCACTGACCAGCACCCATGGAATGTTCTGTCCCGCATAAGCATTGTCACAGACAGATGTAAAACCGTGGGAATCAATGTCTTTACCGCAATCGCGCACGACATTGTCAACCACATCGACGCCGCCCCACTCCCCGTTAGCTTGCAGTGAGCCGAAGGCGCCGAGAATCTGAATACCATGGGCGCCTCCATTAAATACTTCACAGCCCTCTACGCGTACATACCCGGCACGCACAGCGCTGGAATTAGAGCTACTGGTGGTCGGCTTATGCATAGTGATACCGCCCGGCCACTGAGGGCTACCAGCAGAGAAGCCGATACGAGGAGCGCGGACACGCACATTCGAAACAAGCACGTTCTTAAACGAAGAGGTGTTTGATGATGCTGTAAAGCGTACACCATGGTTGACTAAAGATGCACTATCCATACCAGAGCAATCAATGTCCATATCGGCAAGCGTTGCTCCGTCAGGGTCCATCCAACACAATGCTGAACTGAGAGCAGTTGCACCAGGCTGCATACGAAGAATAGGGCGGGGCTTGGTAGGGTCACCATAACTACCGAGACTCATACTACCGCTGAAATAGCTGCCTGACTGCCCTAGGATATTACTAACTGTGAAGTCGGCTCCACGAGCCACCATCACGAACATGTTCGGGTTCCAACTAGTGATTCCGTTAGTCCAAGTTGCCGGGTTAAGACTTCTCTTAGCCGTTTCCGGAGCATACCCAGTATTAGAATCAAGGCCATTCACCGGGTCAACATAAACGTGAGTACTATTACGGCTATTAGCGAACGTCATACCGCCCAAGTTGCGGGCCGTGGATGGCATATTAGATTGAGTAGTGATGTAATTACCCATGAGGGTGATTACTGAAGCCGGAGCACCGACGTTTACAGCTTCGACCAGTGGGTAGTTTACCGAACCCAATGCCAGAACTTGAGCGGCGGCTACTTGGGCAGCGCTTAGTCCGTTAAATACCGTGCTGACCCCTACGCCCCAAGCCCCAGTGGATTTAGTGTAGTACAGTTGAGCTGAGAAATCGACGGAGATATCCCCATTGGCGCCTGTACCGCTAGAGGGTTGACCTAGAGCGGATAGTGCGACATTAGAGTCGGCGGTTAAAGTTATAGTCTTTCCTAGTCCTAGGTTAACAACCTTGGCGTGACTAGCTGCAGCGTTAACTGCATCAGTTCCTCCTGTAGCTAGAGTCCAGATTCTAGAGCCGGCTTCCCCGATAATCTCTAGGCGTTCGCCGTTTTGATAAAGACCTACGGAGTTAGTAGAGATCCTTACCCTCTCAGCGGCCACTGCCGCATCGAATTCTGCCCTGGTTAAATGCTTAGTAACTCCTGAGATTTGAGCCAGAGACGAACGATTAATGAGGGGTAAGCCGTCGTCGTTTTTAGCTAGCGAAGAAGCGATGGTTGTCATGGTTTACGTTAAGGGTTAACTTGTATTTTAGATTGGCAAGCAAGGATTAGTAGTTACATTAAGTTGTAATTATCCTGGTAAATTTTTACTTCAATAACATTCTCGCTAGAGATAATCCCTTTAGAGATTAACCTAAGATGATAAGTTGGCCGGTCAGAGAAATGGGCAGTAGGATAGATCCAGACGGTGATACGGTAGCGGCCTGTAGAGTCACTGTTGTAGCCAAGACTGGAGTGCTAACATTACCTGCTGCATCTCTCGCTCGTACCTTCACAGCATCTGTCGCAGCAGGCGTGCGGCCGGTAATAGCCGCTGATAAGACATTCCCCAGCGTAAACCAAGTACTACCACCGTTCAGACTATAATCATAACCTACTACAGCTATATTATCTGAACCAACAGGCCAAGTCAATGTGTAGCTAGTCGCCGTGATCGCGCTGGCTGTCAGCGTACCTACGAGGGTAGGTGCATTAGTATCGGAGACCTGTGTTGCAAGATTAAGCGTCTCCAAAGGCGCAGCTGCTAGCGGAGTTAGTGCAAGCACTGTTAGACCCCCTTAATATTTAGTATAGTCGGCGCCGTACCCCAATTAGACGCGAACGGGCTACCGGCAAAATTAACGTTTGTCAATGCATCCATTCTGCTGGCCAACCAGGAGTCTGGTACTGATTTAATTAAGTAAGCATCTTTCGCGCCAGTAGAATTAGTCCAAGTATTGACGCCGGTATTAGTATCGATCGTTTGCGAGCCAAGAACCAGACTGAAATCCACACCGTCTTGCCTACGCTAATTAATTATTTGTAAAAGTGACGGGTTGCTAGTTAAGCAAAGCAAGTTGCCCAGAAAGAGATATACCACTTCGAATATCCCCTCCTGCAATAAGAAGCAGTCGCCCAGTAAAATCAACAGTCAGCATAGCTTGTTGTGCAGTAGCAGGTTGAGATACACCCCCGAGACTGCCTGCGGCAACTACGTCCCCGAAAACTATCGGACTTCCCAGGCTCGGCCCTACGATTGCAGTTGCGGTTGCAATGCCCTTGTCTACGCCATCCGCAAAGACACGAAACGTAAAACTATATATTCCATTCGGAGCGCCTGTAAGGATAAAACTGCCGTCCTCATACGTAAATAAGCTACCTACACTAGGAGGTGTGACGAGTAATCCTCTGACTTCAACTGCAGCGTCTGTCGGTAAGTTTAAACTCGGCCATAAGCAGCTGGGCCCATTTTCGCCGAGCGAGGGTATATAGTCTCCTCGAACGCCCAGACCCGTATCCCCGATAATTACAGAACCGGCAATCAAGTCGCTAGTGTCGATGCGCAGACTCATGCTCACGCGGCTACTCCTACCGGCAGGCGTCTACCTAGGCTGGCTACGCTTAAATCAACTTCATAGGCGTAGCTAATACCAGGCGTTAAAGCGGCATCCGCCATGATTACTACTCCACTACTATTACTTGTCAGGCCCGTCTGTCGCGTGACGTACGCGCCATTAGAGGCACCATATACATTCACTATAACCCCAGTAACGTTTGCTAGTAACGTGCCAAAGTTGTTACGTAGAGGCTGCGAAGTAAGTACGCCAGGAGCCAGTCCAAGTACGCCAGCAGGAGAAGTAGCGTCTAGCGTGACGTTACCCGTCAAGCCGGATGACGAGGAAGAGATGGTTCCGGCAGGTAAAGTATCATCGGATACTACCGTGCCGGAAAGTATGCTGGCAGGAGTAGAGTACTCCCAGGCACCGATATCAGGGTTAGTACCTTGAGGTCTAGAGACCCCGGAGGCATCTAGGGAGATAGTTGCATCAGTAGTACCCGCGTCAATCAAAGCTGAACCTACTGGGAGTCGCATATCCAACGTGGTACTAACTAGGTTAGTAACAGTAGCTGTTGTATAAGGAACTGTAGTGAATCCCGTAGGAGGTGACGACGCGCTGGTAGCGCACGACGTTGCCGTAGCACCGCCCATATTAACGTAAGTAGCAGTCGCGCCCAGTACTACCGTGTTTTTGAATATTAAGCCTGATTGATTATTGGCGTTAATACCGTAAGGAGAAACGGTTTTATCAGAAGGTCGAACTATCGTAGAGCTATGAATTTCGCACCCAGCATCCACTGTTACCAATACATTACCTGCACGCGAAATGAACAAGCAATTAGAAGCCTTAGCGCGATACAGTGACGCTGCAACGGTATTATATGATTCAGTGATTACTGAATCTATTTGAATAGTAGTAGAAGAGTTAAGGACTTCAAGGGCTGGGGATGTTGCGCCGAGGTCGGTGTTTCTAATCTGAAACTTACCGATCCTAGCATTAGCTTCGTTAACCTGTACTGCTGCCTGGCCTGCCGTTGATGTAGAGGTTATCGATGCGCCGGCAGTTACGTTGAAGGCGAATGGGGAGGTTCTAACTCCAGATTGATCTCTCCAAGAAGCCCCAGGGGCAGTTATCAGCTCCTTATAGCACGTTGCACTTGACACGGAACCGGAAATTACCAGCTGTACTCCACTGCCAGAAAACGCCTGGTTCAATAATTGACCTTGCCAGATCTGATCGACGGCAGTAAGGTCCGCAGGCGCAGCGTTATTCCAGGCCTGGGGAGTTGCATAGTCACCACCAGTACCTATAGTTTTTACAATTGTTGTTGTCATTATGCAACTCTCATGAAATAAACGCCTTGAATACCGTCTGCGAGCAGAGCCACCCCCTTGAATTGAGGAATGTAGCGAAACTTGTTCTGTACCCCATTAACACCAGTAGGTGGGGTGACGCTACCGCCGCCGAAAGTTAAATAGTTAATATCCCACACCGTGCTCGCATTAGGAGTAACGACGAACACTTTGTCGGGATGAAAAGTACCGTCATAAAAAAGATATCGATCGTTGGCAATGTCATACTCTAGGGCCGGATAAGGCGTACGCAACGTGAGTAAATCTGTGTAAGCTGTAGAGTTGTTAAATGTTATATCTGTTTTAACACTTCCATTACTCGTAATACGCCAAGAATTGAGCGTACCGTTGGCAGGGCTACGAAGAGAAAATAGGTGATTACGTACCGGATCATGCATGATAGGAGCGAAATTATCAGTGCCGGTAATCGAGGCGGACATAGTTACTGTCACAGCTCCAGTGACCGGGTCTCGTCTATTAATGCCGCCAGGTTGTGTAAAGCCCCAGGCTACTCCAGTTGCACGCTCAACGCAAGCTGCAATCTGCATGCCCGGCCAAGTACCTGCTGCGTCCCAAGTATTACTACCTAAGTCAAAACCATCAACAGTATCCGGGTGCGTCCCTGCTCCGTGAGGTCCGCTGCACCCTAACAACATAAGGCGATTGGCCTGAGGGATGTGGTGTGTTGTCCAATATGTGTGCCGGCTTGCGGGCTTACCGTCACTGTTGTAACCGACGTCGTCGACGCATTGGCCTACTGGAGTAGCGGCATTACGTTGTACCCACGTCGGGTTATCTGCGCTCAATACGATACTCTGCACGCTATTGTCTATACTGCCCCCGTGACCGCCGGCTGCAGCCACGATCAACTCGCTATTAGACTCAACAACACCCATGCCTGAAAAATCATGGTTACGAATATTAACCGGGTCATACTGTGAGCCTGAAGGTTGGCTGCCTGGAATCAAGAACCACGTATTGAGAGCCTTGCCAACAAGCCATGCAGGTGTATATACTCCAATCAGACCACCAGTCGGTGCTACACTATCGTGGGTAAGATTTCCAGAAAGAGCAATGTTATTAATACTAAAAACACCGGCAGGCTGAGCTGCATCTAGAAAGGAAAAGCCAGTTAGTCCGCCCCCCCGGAAACGCCCACCCACCACTGGAGAACCGTTCGGAGCCCCGAAACTCACATTGGTGGGTGTGACCATTACGGGTTGCCGGCAGTCAGTGTCAGACCAGTCACGGTTACATTCTGGTTGGTGGCGATGGAACCCGAGAACTGTACGTTACCGGCGCCAGCGCCGACGTCGATGTCAGCTACAACGGTTCCGCCAGACGTGCTTAGTCGCACGAAAGTGGGCGTACCAGCGACGTGTAACGTATTATTTTGTGTCACGCCGCCAAATGTTAAAGTACCAGATGCAACGCTGCCGGCAGTGCCGCCGTTGGCATCTGTGACAGCGGTAGTCCCGAAAGTGAGGGTGGCCAGTAGGGTACCTGCCGGAGCGCCCAGTGCTGCCGGCTTAGTGCCATTATAAAGCTTAGCAGTAGCGCTCGCCCCTAATTGAGTTACTAGAGATTGCAGCTCCGCATTACGGGCGGCAGTAGAGAGAGTCATAGTCATGATAGTTTACTTTCAAGGGTTAGTAAGTTATTTGTCTGAGTAAGAGATTAGCTCAAAGTGTAAGTGCTAAAGGTAGTAGCCTTACCATCGCTGCGATACATTCTCCAAACATTGCTGTTAGAGTCTGTATATACTTGGTACTCAGCGATAGGATCGGTGTCGGTACCTCCAAACAGGCCGGTAGACAACGCACCGCTGAAGCCACCGAAGCCCGTGCCGTCAAAGACGTGGGGTCCAGTACCTGATACCGCTGACTGCAGAATAGCCAGCCAAGTATAATTCGTAGTACTGGATGTGGTATTGAACGTACCTGATCTACCGGCAGAAGCGCTACCAGTCAGGTTAGTCATGGACGGGAACATAGTGTCAAAGATCGAAGCCGTACCTGCAGCGTTGGCAGGGGCGTATCCAAATCTCGGGTTCGTAGCAACACCAGCAGCATTAACAGTCAGCACTGCTCCGTTAGAGGTCACGCTACCGGCGCCGTTAGTTACCACGCAACGATATGAATCAGTGTTGTTCGCAGATCCGCCCGTAACCGTAGTTACCGGCGTAGTGAAACTAGCTGAGGTCGCACCTGAGATATTAACCGTATTACGCTGCCACTGATACGTCATGCCAGTTCCCGAAGCCACTACCGTGAAGGTAGCCGTAGCCCCCGCAGTGACCGTAGCGGCCGACGGTTGAGTAGTAATCGTGGGAGCTGATAGGGTAGCCGTAGAGACTAGCGAGAACGAGTTTAGAGAAACAACCGTTGACGTGGAGTCAGTAACTGAAGCAACCAGGCCTGAGTACGTCCCAGCGGCCGGAACCGTACCGGTGACTACACCTGAAGCTGAGTTAATAACCAAGCCAGCAGCCAGAGCAGAAGAGTTCAAGCTGAAAACGTACGGAGTAGATCCGCCTGAAGCACTGACCGTAAACCCAGTATATGAGCTGCCAGCAGTTCCAGCGGTAACTGGGGTACCGAAAATGGCCAACGGGGTAAGGGCGGGTATACTTACGCCAGGAGAAGCGCAGCTAACTCCAGAGAGTTGGATGGTTAAGGTAGTACCCCTATCAGCGGTAACCACTGTGTATGACACTGAGCTAGTGACGGCACCACCTGAGGCACCTGAGATAGCTGAGCCGTTACGCAGCCACTGATAACCAGCGGCAGTAATACCTGAGGCCAACGTGGCAACAAGAGAACCGCCCACTATAGCCGTACCGGTAATAGAAACAGGGGTCCCTGAGACTGGCTTTAGGGAGTTGCCATCTGAAGTATGGTAGGTGTACGGAGGCACTCCGAGAGCGTATAGAACACCCGGCTTACCAACCGTAGCGGCCAGTTGAGTTGTACTCTTAACTTGCTGAACCGTAACTTGGGTAGTTACGTACGTAGGGTTTTCATCATCAACAGATACCTGCCAGGTCCGGGCGGTATCAATATATACTGAGAGATTACCGCTGGAGTCCAGTCTTGCAAAACCTCGGTCGTTAAGAAAGCCGCCTGTAGCTGAACTTAGGATCGTAGCAGCAGCGCCGGTGACAGCGTCTGTAATCTGAACCTTGAAGTTGGCGTTATCTGCGCCTAGGGATTGTGTAAAAAGTGCGTATGCCATATTTGTTGGACTCTTAATTTAAGGAAATAGGCAGCATTCTATCAAACTCAATGCCGACTGATTCAACGATTACTGGGCTGGCCGAAGCAATCTGAAAAGCGTAGCTAGAAAGCATACAGTATTCTAGATAAACCGCAGTCAAAACCTTACCTTCACCTGAAGTACCGCCTCCACGGGTCTTGAATAGCATCATCAGACCGAAAGGTACCGCAAAGTACTCGGAGTCAATGTTCATCATAATATCCTTGTTCGGGCTAGCTGAACCAGGTTCTGATGTAGGGCTAGTCTTAGGCTTGTACGAGTTCTGAGTCAGAGCTGCTAGCAGGTTCTTTTGATCACACAACATGCGACCTAAGCTCATAGCCGAAGCGGTCTTACCGCGAGTGAAGAACGATCGGTTAGAGCCGATCTCGAATAATCGGGCTAGAGCTGGGTTGGACTGTATAGAGATCTGATCTGCCAATCCAATTGGGATAAGAGCGGAAGCATCGTTTGATAGGCCTGTAAATCTAGCAGGCCCAGCGTACAGAACAGTAGTGTCGGGGGAAGCAGAGAATTGAGAGAATCTCTCCAACCCATCTTCCGCAAGGCTTGATACATATGAAGATTTCCAATCCCAGGAGGTGTTAAGACCCTGCTTTTCCGTTGATGATAGTTTGTCGTTAGTTACGTCAGCCATTTTATATTAGTAGATTAGGTACAGATTGATGTAGTTAGCTACGGTAGGCATAGTGACTGGCATCTCTACGATAATCGTATCCTTATTAACATCGTCCTGCTTCAAGGTCTTGATTTGGTAATCCAGAAGCGGAGCGCCGATCTTAGGAAGTCTCTTACCTTGAAGTAGTTTAGCTCCAGCCACTAGCGTAGTTCTTAGAATTTGTAGCGTATCAGGTGTAATGTTGTAGCGTCCCGGGAATGCCTTAAGAATATCATGGAAGAAGTACGACAGGAAGTCGATGTTCTTGACCTGTTGCAGTTCACGGTACTGCAGCACGCTCATATCCGTAGTAATAGAGTGACGGATATAAGGGATAGTACCAGCGGCTTCTTGAGCTAATAGAGTTGTTCCATTACCGGCAATAGTACTCAGTTGAGCCCTGGTAAAATACCGGTTTGAGTGCCGCAAGTCACTGATACCAGCTACGCCGATATTGGTTAGAGACTGCTGAGCCGGCAGGCCGCTGATCAAGCCAACCATCGTGCAGCACAGGTAGTAACCCGGTAGGTACTTAACTACACCACCGACGTTAACGCCAACCGAGTCCGGCTGAACGTGCAAAACTCTGCTAGAGAGCATAGAAGCGCTCATGTCAGCGATGGCCTGTGCTTGTTGACTCTTAGAAAGATTACGTTGAGTATAGAAGTTTACAGCGGTTAAAGCAATCGGAGCGTCTACCTTGACTTGCTGGTTATTCAAAACCTGAAGCACGGTCATCGAAGTTACTACCTGGCTAGTAGTGTTGTGTGACGCTACTTTGATCAAATCGCCCGGTACAACTCCGTCGGCAATGAACGTAGAGTTGCTCGAGGTTAATACGTACGAGCCGCTAACTAGAGCCACTGAGTTATTACCTGAGTTGGCGTTAACCAAGGTAGGCAAGTACTGGCCAATATACTTAACAGTAGGAATAGCAGTATTAACTAAAGAAATTCTCCAAGCTGCATTCTCAGGGGTAGACATCTGCTGAACGTGAGCGTTAACTGCAGCGATGATACTGATGTCTTGAGTTAATGGAGTAATAGCGTAGACTCGTGAACTCTCAATCAAGCTCAGGGCGCTGAGGTATCCAGTCAAGTCATTAGAAGGAACCGCAACCGCCAAGATCCTCCCTGTGGTATTGGCCAAGGCTAGATTAACCCCTAGGGCTAGAGGGTTATCATCTGTGGCTGCGCCTAATTCCCCGACTTGTTCAGCTACTGAAGAATACTCTAGCAACGAGCCTGATAAGTCAGTACGCAGGGCGATATAGGGTAAGTGAATAGTGGCTGAAAGTACAGTGCCGTAGGTAACTACGGGAAGTGGGTTAATAGAAACACTACCGTCAACCCCGATGTTAGACACGCTGTAGTTGGTGTGGCCGTTGTAGGACAGGGGCAGTAAGAGGTTATTAAACGCCTTACGGAAAGAGACGTTAAACGCCGAAGCTACTCCGTTAGGTAGCAAGTCAGAAATTGTTAAGGAGGTGACCAGGTTACCAGTACCTACAGTAGCCATAACCGTCGAGGTTACTACTGTTGAAGAATAAGTAATAACCACGGTGTCGCCGGACTCAACCCGTAGAGTAGAAGTAGCTGAGTTCAGGTTATCGAATGAGGTACGGGCCATAGTAGCCGTTGACACTGAAGTGCCGGCTGCATCAGCTAGGGTAAGGGTAGTCCCTGAAATACCTACGATAGTAGAAGAAAGAATACTACCGCCGGCACCTGCACCTGTGATAGTCATCTTATCGCCAACGTTAAGTTGAGCAATGTTAGTTACAGCAGTAACCGTAGCTAGACCAGAAGTAGTAGCACCAGTGCCTGAATAAGTGACAAAACTCAATACGTTAGCACCTGAAGTGCCTGTCATGTAGCAAACTTTGGTTTCTACGGCGGCTGAGTTGAAGTATACCTTGACAGTGTTGGGATCAACCACCTGCCCTGTGGCTTGAGAACCTAGGTAGACAGTATTAATAACCGTGTTATTGGTTAAAGTAGCCGTAGCACCCAAAGAAGTCTTGGCTGCAGTCGCAATTAGACTAGACGCCAGACCTGCAATATAAGGTACTACGTTGTAAGCCGGGCCGATAATGCAAGCGTCCAGGTCTGGGGTGATATTTGCAACTCCGGCATTCGAGGCCAATTGTTGGTATACAAGTACGCTGGGTACAATATAAGACATATGTGTTTTATCTCTTGTTAAGTAGGAGAGGCCTGGCCTCAACGAAATTCGTTATGTTGGTATTTTAGTCTAGAGCAACAGGCTATTTAAGTAGTAGGGGTAACTGAAGCCAGAACTGAACGTAAAGCAATCCCATCGGTACGAAAGCTCCATTGTTCCTCTTTCATCCAGGGGATGGAGATATTAATCTGAAACTTAGGTACGCCAGAGTCCTCTTCCATAGTCATAGCCACGTCTGATACTCTCATAGGTAGTCCGAACTCTTTCCATCCTTGACTGTCGCAAAGTACAGGTCTAGTCCAAACTATGAAATGACTGACCATATCAGCCAGTAATTCACAGGAACCTTTATTTCTAGCTTCGATACTGATGGTGGCGTCTCCTTGATAGAAAACCATGTTTGTATAATCTTTTTTACCACCGGTCTCACTCATAGATACAGCTTCCGTCAAGTTATCGGTAAGGCCTGTTTTAAGAATAGAGTAAGAACCTCTGGTCACAGTAACTCTGGGCTTTTCTTGGAGCGCAACCTTATTAAAATCAAAAGATTCCCCAATATCTATAGTCCTTTGTTTTTCATCTGGGTTCCAGATTAAATTAGTACTTTGAGTATAAGTAGAGAAGTAATACCTCAACGGTTGGATTACTAAAGGGGCAATTACGCCATTGTTGAATTGCATGGTTAATTAGGTAATTCGTACTTAGGTAGGGTTTTAACGTTTTGATTAGGAACCCAATCAGGGTCATTCTTAGGATCGGCGTCTAATAAGTTAGTGGGAAATCTTTCTTTATTGAAAACCCCACCTAAGTCATTCAAGTAAGTAAATGAGTAAATAGACTCTGTCCTATCTGCCAATTCATTTTCTACGTCAGACTTAGATAACTGAGTCAAAGACACCGTCTGCCTAACTGCCTTAGTTTGCAGCTCAGTCTGAGATACTGAGATGATTTTATAAATAGCAAAATCTCCAGATCTAAGTATAATATCATCTGGGTGCATCTCAGGTACTGAAATAGTCCAAGCAGAAATAGAGTTCGGCTCTATGGTACCAACATAGCTTTTAACTTTACTATTCGAAGAGGCGTCATATTGAAAGTACACCGGAAGGGGGTTAAAATATCCACCTTGCCAGGAAGTTCCGTAGCAAACTCGACAGTGATCATCCATTACCTTCTCCTGGCTTTCATTCCAGCATCGAGCGCATCGCTCCCCGAAGTTCCTTTTTTTAAAGTAAAAGCTCTTGACCCCAACAAACTTAGATAGTAACATATACTCTCTACGTTGAATCTCTGAGGCGATCTTATCTACGTGCTCCCGTCTTTGATTTTCAACCGAAGTGGGCTTAGATCTAATCCTTTTTCCGGGGCCGGGTAAAACTACTTCTACTATATACCTTCCAGTGTTGAATTTCGAGTATTCCTGTTCCTTCTCGTCTTTAAAGTAAGGGGACGTGATTGGAACTTTGTTTAGCTTAATAGCGTCGTCTTTATCTCCGTAGCTATAGTATACATTGAAAGTACAATTACCCCACTGAGGAGGTATCTTCCACTGTAGGGTTATGTGCTTGTACCAACTAGGGGAACATAGTACCTCAACGTTTCTATTGTACGTGTCATTGATTATACTGGGTATAGAGTCAGACGCGGTTCCTCTCAGGAAGTAACTTTGGTCTATAGAGAAGGTGAAGCTCATAGAGGTATTTTAAACGTATACTAGTTCAACAAATTACGGTTAGCTGGTATAAGTAAATTACAATGAACATTCCTTATAGGATTTTTAAGTGGCATTAGACCCGGATGACCCTGAGAATGACCGAGATGAAATCCAAAAGCTCATAGCCAGAACTCTTTCCAAGGCTAACCTACGTCCCCGCAGGAGTAAAGGTATGAAACGCCGCCCCTCTAATTTTGAGCCTTTTAAGTACAAGGGCGAAGGAGTATGGGAGGGCTTGGACCCGGGCCCTGAGTTCCATAGTGATCATTCTCTCCTCTCTTTAAAACTCTTTATTTCAAATTCTATGACACAAGTTCAAACTCAAAATCCCTGGCTCTTGACTGGCGAACAGAAACCCGTACTGAACGTAGGCGGGGCAATTCAAGTCCTTGAAGGTCAACGGATTCTTCACATGGCTACTGCAGGAATCAATCAGGTAACGGAAGAGATTGAACTCATCTCCGAACCTTTGTTTAGTTTGGCCAGCTGGTTGAATAGTAACTTCCAAGCGTTTACCATGTCTCGGGGGAATTATGGTATTGGTATCTGGAAGGCCGGGGAAGGGGCCTTGGATAACGTTGCAGTGGAGGTGCGAACTAGCATGATAGACGTAACCATGTCTGTTACAGGTACGTTCCAGTTCTTGCAAGACTTCAAGGCTTGGCTTAAAACTCAGCCTTTGAAAAGCAAAGAGATCATGGTGGAGTGGGTGTTCGGTCCTAACTACCGAGAGATGGACCAATTCAGTTTGCCTCTACAATTGCGCCCTGAGATTCCTGGAGTCTACCCTTGGATGAAGGAGTCCATCTCCAACTACACCAGTCGGTTTATGGCGGCCAAAGAGTGTGTCCTGGTACTTAAAGGCTCTCCTGGTACCGGCAAGACTTCTTTCATCAAGCGTATGATTGAGGCCTCAAAATCTTCAGCCATGGTCACCTATGATACAGCCCTGCTGTTCTCCGATGGTTTCTTTGCCGCGTTTATGTCTCGCAACAATTGTAATCTTCTGATTATTGAAGATGCGGATAAGATGTTAACTTCACGGTCAGAAGGTAATGAGCTGATGGATAAGCTACTAAACGCGTCGGACGGCTTAATCTCTATGCAGCATAAGAAGATCATTTTTTCGACCAACCTACCAAACGTCAGTACCATCGATCCAGCCCTGCTACGACAAGGTCGGTGCTTCGACATCCTGGATTTTCGTCGTCTGACCAGGGATGAAGCCAAAATAGTTTCTGCTAACTACTACGGCAGGGAAGAACCCCTAGGTGATGGTCGTGACTTCAGCGTCGCTGAGATCACGAATAAAGACATTACTAACATGAAGCAGGGTACTGTAATCCCTCGTACTGGATTTATTTGAGACTAGGTTAAAAAAGGAGGATAAAATGGAGATCTTCTTGGGCCCGGTCATTCACTCTATTAAAGTGACGTTTTTAAAAGGCGTCGGATGGGGTGTTCGGTTGTTTGCTAACGGTGAACTAAGCCAAGAGTATGTGGCTAAAACCAGAACTGAAATCGGACCCTTAGCTCGTAGTATGCTTCGGATGGAAGATAAGTGCGGTAACATCAGCGACTACGCCGCTAAGTCTAGATTTCGACCAGGGTTGAAGGAAAACTCTAGAAAGAAAGAAGTTAAATAGAGAAAGGGGACCGTAGTCCCCTTTTTTAGCTAGTTAACACTCGGTAAGTTACCAAGTCGGGAACGTAGCCTCATCACTTCTAATTTCACCCCACCCGCCCTCCATGTTCATAGAGGCTTTCAGCTTAAAAGCCGTAGCTGAGAATTGCGCGCCGTAATTAGCAGCCAGGCTTTGATACATTTCAAACTTTTCTTCAACTGGGATTTGTAACCCGCCGTCAGTATAAGAGAGGTGGTTACGAGCCATACGGGCAGCCCGCCCCGTGTACATCTGCCATAGAGTTCCTATCATTAGCAAAGACAGAGAGGGGAACCCTTCTACGCTAACCATAGTCTTGGGTGAGATGGCGTTGTATTCACTAACCGCCAGTTCCATACTCAACTCGATAAACGTGTTGGAGAACTCTTCCTCGTCCAACAATAAGTTGGATTCAGGGTAGTCAGAGATAAATTCTCTGACTTTATCGACGGTTAAAATAGCGGCCATTTCAATTATTCAGTAACAGGAGCAGGAGTTGAGACTTCCTTCTTAGCACGGGTTTTAGTCGTGCTAGTCGGAGGCGTAGAATCCACGGAGTCTACTGTTTCAATTTTAGCTTCTACGGGAACCTCAACAGGGGTAGGGTCCGGATTAGGGGTGCTATAAGGGGCGTACTTTGACACGGCGGTATCCTGCTTAGCCTTAGTGGTCGCCAAGAACTCTGCAAGCTCTTCTGTAGACGCTCCCTCAGCGCCTAGGTTGGCTAAGCTGCCAATATCGGCGGGTACAGACTTTACTGGGCCTAGGGACTGAAGAAAAACTTCAGCTTCCAACTTAGTGTCGAAGACACAGAATTGGTCCGTCATCGTCTGCTCTTCGAAAATACCCGAATTAAAGTCGACGTCCGTAACAGGCTTAACAGTCTTAGGAGGGACTTCGATGTAGCCGGCCTTGTACAGGTAGATAGAGTTGGTAGTGTTTACGAGATATTTTGCCATTTGTTTGATTATTAAAAGGTTAGATTATTAGGAATGTATCATGGAAGACTGACTTTGTCAATCTTGTTATTAATCTTAAATCGAGATAAAATTCAAGTATGTACTCACATAAATTTACACTTAAAGCTAATCTTCAGTCAATGCCTGAGGGTTACCCTATTTCAGCAAAGATCATAGCCGACAGTGTCTGTGGTGGCCGCAGAATTACGACGTTTGAACTTGTATTTCCTAGGTACATCTTAGCAGAGTTTAACACTCATAGAGCATTATCTAGAAATGCCAGCTCTTCCAGGGCTATCCCTACTTCGAAACAGATCTCTTCAATCCAAGAAGACCCAGTGTTTCCTGTGCGTTGGGGTAAGAACAAGCCGGGAATGCAGGCCTCAGAAGAAAATTTAAACCCTGAGGACCAAGAAGCAGCTAAGCAGATTTGGATAGACATGGTTAACTACGTAGCCGAGGGTTGCGCAGAGTTGGTTAAGCTGGGGGTTCACAAACAATGGGCGTCTAGACCCTTAGAGTGGGCGTCTACTATTAAAGTAGTGATGACCGCTACTGAGCTGGATAACTTCTTTCTCTTGAGAGATCATGACGACGCTCAGGACGAAATTGCACACCTAGCTCAAGCCATAAAAATTGTGATGAATAACTCCGAGCCTAAAGAGCTGAAATACGGGCAATGGCATCTACCTTACATCGAGGACAAGGATAAGGAGGAGTACACCTTAGGCGAGTGCTTAAAGATCTCTGCTTCTCGGTGCGCCCGAACTTCTTACAAGACTCAGTTAGGGGTTACCTCTACTCTGCAAGAAGACTTGGATATGTTTTCCCGCCTGACATACGGTATGAGCTTTAATGAGGACAACCCCTTTCACGCGTCCCCTACCGAACATCAAGCTACTCCTATGGGTGGCGTACTAGTAAAGCCAGAATTTACCAGCAACTTTGTTGGTTGGGTTCAAGCTAGAAAATATATTGAAGTCGGTATCTTTGATAAAATTCCAGGGAGCAATTCATCTGATTGGAATTTTTAACCATTCAATTCCATGTTGTAATTTGGTATAAGTAAAGTACTAACAGTTTAAAATTGTAAGTACTAATCTTAGTAAAGATTTGTCAAAGAACATATCTGGAGTGAATAAAATGGAATTCAAACCGTTTCGCCCTGTCAAACCGGCTCCTGAAATTACTATCAAGACTACCCAGCAAATCTTCGACGCAAGCATCAGAGCCTTAGTCCGTCAAGGGGCCCCTTGCATCAGAATGTATGAGGCGTTCTCCGTAGATGATGTCAGCCCTTCGGAACTGCGCAGGGAGGATCTTTACTACGAAGTTAATATGAACGTCAGGGGGAGATTCTCCCCTATGTTCCTTCTGTTACCTCAAGAAGATATTCGCTATCTGCGCAAGACGTGCGACTACAACACATTACAAAATCTGACAGGGTCAGAAGTCAGTTACGCCATGACAGCTTTGAATGTCGATAGTTACTGCGAACAATCTCGTCATCACGAGCCCTTATCAGTTGCCAAACGGCTATTTAGCCGAGGTATCTCGGGGAGAAACTCTTCTGTCTTGATAGAGAATCTTCAGGGTATGCATAGGGAATGGGCTAATTACGTCATCCGCCATGAACTCCTAACGGACGACTTAGCGGAGATGGAAAACAATAAACCGTACATCCTCGCTAATTTAAATTCCAACGCAACAAGGGTTGGTAGGTTATTCAACTTAGATCCTAAAGTTTTGAACTTCTAGTCTTAGTCAACTCCTGCTTAATGAGCCCCATAATAGGGGCTTTTTGCATTATGTCAATACACGGTTTGTCAGAAGAAGTATCTAATAAAATCTGGGCGAGTCTGAAGTCAGAAGAAAGACATATAGTAGCCTTAATACCTACCGGTAGTCACCTCTACGGGACAAATGTTGAGGGGAGCGACAGAGATTTTATTGCGGTTTTCATACCCCCCAGTATTGAGGTGGCTTTGGGAAAGAAAGTGTCTATTCCAAAGATAAGATTTAACTTGGAAGGGGATCGTGACTGGGGTCTTCCAGAAAGCCGGTCAAACAAAAACTTGATAGAGGTCAGCTCCGTCTCTATTCAAACCCTGGTCGGGGATTTCCTAGAGAGTACTCCACAAGCATTAGAGTGTGTTTTTTGCCTGGGCAGTATTTATGACTACAACTACGTAATAGAGAGTCACACAGAAAATTTCATAGCAGGTTTGATAAAGTCTCATAAAACCCCGGATATTTACAAAGTTCTTGCATTTACTCGTAAGAGTATTGCTCAGTTTACGAATCACGGTCCTCGGTCTAAAGAGCCTACTGAGATCGGGTGGGGATTGAAAGCCCTTTCTCATGCGCTCAGGTTGGTCATTCAAGCCGAGGAGCTAGTCAAATATGGTGAGATCAGGTTCCCCCTCGAAGGGGCGCTCTATCTCCGGCAAATACGGGAGGGGTTAATCCCAATTGAAGCAGTGCAACAGGGGATTAAAGTTCGACTAGGCTTGCTCGAGAGTCTTATCGAATCAGGTGAATACGGCGATTTCAGCTACGCCGGGGTCAACAAATCCAGAGCAACAGCTTCGGACTTTGTGTCGAAAAACATGCTGAATTACCTCAGAGACTATTTCTAGAAGGAATCAAAATGGCCAAGAAAATCATGTCCGCTACTATCATTGGGTGCGCCGCCATCCTCTCCCGCACAGACTTCAAGGAGGGGGGTGAAGGCTTCAAGTATCACCTGCTCGGTGTTACATCTGAACTTCACCCTAAAGTGGTGTTCAAGCCTATCCTACGATATCGTGCGGCCGGGGAAGGATTCCCTGCCGAAGTGACCGCCCATGATGGTCGTGCGTACTTGATCGCCGTCGAGTATCTCTCCAAAGACTTGACGTACTTTTTCAATGAGGATTTCACCCAAGTTCCAGGTCTAGCGGAAGTTTTAGAGGAGCGAGTAGAGGGGTTAGGTACACCTAAGTGGTCAACGCTCACTGCAGCGCCCCTACAGGGCTTCTATCAAGGCCGAGCAAAGGTCCGCAAGCAAGAAGATAACTCGTTGATGTCGTTATCTAAGCCTAACTTTCTCCCTCGAGATTTCCAGTACATGTCAATTCAACATGTTAGGTATCAGGAGAAATATCTGACCGGCTCCTTATGGGCGGAAAATCTAGTGAAGTTCGATCCGACGGGCTTGTCGGCTCGCGGTGGGGCGAGCGTTGCGACCATAGCAGTTATAGATCCTACTCGACCCCCTGAGAATGACAACATCCCCCTTCTAGTCTACTACGGCATTTCTCTGTGCAATCCGTCTGATAACTTCTGCCGGCGAATAGGATCGTTACTCGCAAAAGAAAGCTGCGGGGGCGCACTGGAAAGCCTTGACCCGAACTTCAAGGATCACAAAGAAGTGATCAAAGCTTTGGAGAAGAAGTACGACGTTCACTCGAAGTCACGGCCGGAAAATAATTTGACGCCAGGCGTCTTGGCTGGAGGAGTGAAAGTCATAGAAGATACTTTGCTTTTGCCCCTCTTGGATTTAGGCCCTCAATCTAGTGTGGGGATTCTAGCATCGTCCAACTCAGGGGCCGGCGTCATCTCTATGGATCTGAGTGCTGGTCTATCCGGAGTCACTATCTACCCTGAGGTAGGCGTCATATCTTTACCCTCTAAATTTGCAAAGGATTTGTCTTACCTCATTCTTCACAACGCCTTTTATGGAGTAGAGTCTCTAATAAGGGGTAGCGGTGATGAAGAGGGTATGGGCGTGCGTAATAGCCTGTACCTGGCGTCCGTCGTTTCAGCCTCGATTGTCCTCGAGGAGGAGTCTGATAACAAAACGAGGGGTCAAGAAAAAGGCAATCAAGTGGGCCTCGAGGTAGAATCTATTTTGAAAGAAACGGATACTATTTCAGAATCGGACCCAACCACCCCGCAATAATATCTCAGCCTGAATATTAGAGTATCTCTATACCCTCCCAGGAGAGTATCCAGATTATCTCTAATATTCAAACTGAGTGGGCGCTAA